GTTTTGGAGGCAACCCAATGGCAAAGGAGATCGTAAATGCCTATAGGATACTTGCACACTCGATAAAGTACACGCGATAAAGTACACGCGGTTAACGTGTACTTAGACGTTATAAAGCTACGTCCCAGCTTTTCATTTTGATTTAGTCAAGCTTTACAGCGTATCCGGTTACATGCGTTACGGTTCCGGCAACTCCGGAAGAAACTACGCCATAAGCCGGGCTGTTAACATGACACGGAACAGCAATATATCTTGTTGTCTCAACGTGTACAGTGACGAGAGCGTTAGCTACGGTCGTAACTGTTGCTACGGCCTCTGGCATTGCAACTCCGTCTTTCGTCATCTGAATGGCTGCAGTGCCTGCAGCTGTCGGATCCAGGGTAACGTCAAAACCGATCCGATACAAACCGGAAGCCTTAACACTGAATCCGCTGGCCTGTGCGTTGATGCACTTACCAGTAGAAGTGACCTCTCCGCCGAGAATTGACAAAGTTGTAACCGCTTCAGTTACTGTCTGATTGCTGTTTGTATAGGTCGTAGAACAGGATCTTACGTTGCAACCGCAATTGTTACACATTCAAAACCCCTCCTTAACAACCTGAGCAGCAACCTCCGCAGAACGGAGACATGCCAGCGTTGTAGGTAAAACCGTTCGGATACCGTACGACGTTGTTCATCTGCTGAGCCAACTGCAGCTGAGAAATCTGAGCCTGCTGTGCCGCGATTGTCTGCTCCAGCTGATTCTTTTCCATTGCCGCAAACTTGGCATCGATGTTGGCATTGATCGAGGCTGTGTTAATAGCCTGATTATAGTTTACACCGTCGATAGCTCGCTGTGTTGTACAGCAGCACTGAGCCATCTGAGAAGACAGATCAGACTGAGCAGAGGATACCTGCTGAGCAAGATTTGCCTGACTCAAAGCCACTTCCTTGCCAAGCTGACCTACATTTCTCTGCATCTCATAGCCAAGATTGCAAATACCGTTACCAAGGATCTGAGTCTGCTGCTGGTTCTGATCGCTCAGTCGTCCAACCTGATTCTGCAGATCGTTGAAGTTCATTGCGCTGCACAGTCCGGCTTCTGTTACCGGCTCGCCGTTACCGTTGGCATTTCGATTATTCCAGCCGCCCATTCCGAACATGAACAGAAACAGAATAATGATCCACCATGCGCCACCGCCGAAACCGTCGTAATCGTTGTTCTTGGACGCAGCCGCAATATCGGACAGAGAGTACGTGTTTTCCATAAATGTACCTTCTTTCATAGAATATATGTCATAGAGGTCTGCGCACTACCTCACTAACACCTACTTAAGAAATGCCTGCATTAGCGAAGCCTGTTGCTTCAATTGCTCAAACTGAGCCTGAGACATTTGGCCATTTGCAAGCATTTGCTTTACAATAGCTTCTGGGTTCTTGCCCTGCATCGTTTTCTTGAATTCAGCGAACTGAGCCATCATTTGCATTGGATTGCTGCTGGCCATTGTTCCGCTGTTTTGGGTTGCGTTGCTTAGCATCGCGAGAACCGGATTCACTTGGTTCATAAATATACTCCTCCAATCTAGCTAATCTCTGCTCAATAGATGAGAGCATTGTCTGCTGCTGATCTTGATGCGGAGAAATATCGAATGCACTTACAGTTTTGTACCCAGCGCCATCCGTTGAAGCCAGCCAAAGCACTGGAGCCGTTTCGTCAAGTAGTAAAACCTGACTGTTCGGGCCCATTTGAAAGGCTTCAGCTCCGTTTCTACCATTCACTTTCACAATATCGTAGTGCGGCAGTTGCTGGTTCTGGTAACTTGTGTTCATTCCGTTGCCAAAAGGCGACTGAAAAGAGTAATTTGGCATTCCGTACATGGGGTTTTGCATAATATCCAGATCCTTTCCATGGTTTGTTGCCTACTTCTGGAGACTTTTGCCCAAGAATGTTTTTCAAAAATATCACTTCGGGGAATTTTTGAGGAGGCCGGCGATATGGGAGGGGGTGTAGTTTTTTCGACCCCTCCCCGGGGTGGTCAGGCTTCAGAATATTCTCTTGAAACCTTTCTATAACGATTCGTGAGATCAAGTCGAATGATGTCATCGATCGCTTGGCTCGTGATGAGCTCAATGTCACTGTCGCTCATGTCATCTGATACACGAGCAATGCGTGCAAGCAGCTCACGCGAGTAGTAGCCATGCGATACGTCCCATGTATACCATTCATCTGGCTGTTCGAATGGGTTGAATGGATTGTCAACTGTTGTGATCATGCTTTCTCTCATGCTTTGTCACCTGCCTTCACCTTTACACTGCTATTATTGGTCAGCGTAGATACTGATACACCTACTCTATCTGCTACTTCAGCTAATGTGAAGCCATTGGACAGCAGCGTGTTGGCTAGACTAATCTTACTGGGAGTCATTCCATCTTTTACCTTAGGCATAGCAAGTTCCTTGACTCGGTCTTCATCTGCATTCTGCAGTATCTCTTCAAGAGTAGTCTTAGATACAGCCCCAGCTTGAATAGCTTCCCATTCTCTATCTGTTATCTTAACACGATACTTAGAAGCACCCACTGTTTCGCGGGCCTCTTTAATTTTAAGACCCTTTAGTTTCTTAATTTCCGAGTCTGTCATGCCAGGATTTGACATTTTTGCAGATTCGACCATAGAAGAAGCAATCAGCTGAGCCTGTCTTTCAAGAGGGGCGTTCTTCTTAGCAGTATCGAGCTGTCTTTTTAAAGACTCTACTTCTTCAGAATATTTAGAATGGGCCTCTTTATTTAGGGTGGGTTCTTTTACAGAAATGTATTCTTTACGAGCACGGTTTCCAAGAGCTTTCATATGGTTTGCATAATCGGCATAAACTTCTTCCATAGGGAGACCTTTTCCAAAGCCCCCACTCATTAAAGACCGGGCGTCTTTAGCTTCAAACATCTGGGTCGATTTTGTAGAAGGGGTTATAGTTTTTCCAGTCTTCTTAGAAACATAGGGTTCATTCCAAAGAGTATACTCTGATTTTCCTGTTTCCTTATTGTACTTTAGACGGCCCTTAGCATAAATCTTTTCACCAGTTTCAGGATCGATTTCGTAACGACCGGTTGGATCTCGTTTCTCGACATGAGCTTGTCCGCTTGCTCTAGACAGAAGAGTAGACACTGAAGTTGAATATTTTCCTGTTTCAGGATCAACGTGTCCCATGTATCTTTTCTTAAGAGCAGCGATTCCATTCTCTTCGTATGAACGTTTGTAGTCCAGGTTATGTTTACCGGTGTCGATTATGACCATCGAATGACGAACAGCCCTAGCAATTTCATCGTCGCTAGCGCCTTTAAGAGTCATATCTGTAATCAGGTTCGAAGCCATACCCATTTCGATATGTTCCTTAAGTGATCCCTTTTTCCATGGAGATTTCTCTGTGACACCAGGGTATTCGAGTTTAGGATCGAAATTTTTCAAAGCTTCGAGCGGCTTTTGAGTCTTGATGTTGTGTCCTTTAGTCGGGATACAAACTACTGTATCACCGTCGAAGTCTGCACCGGATAACTGTTCAGCAACTTTTGGATGAATACCAACCGCATCGATAGCATTGCCCATAATCTTCTTAGCTTCCACATTCTTGTTGTTAACTATAAGGCGAGGAATTTCGAAACGACCGCCATGAGGATACCGTATAAGTACTACTTCTTCTCCGTTCTCCAATGTTGGAGCATAGATTTGATTCTCCTTCATTGACGGAAACGGTAACAAAACCTTAGTACCCTGTCTAGGCATAGCCGCGGCCTTTAATTCAACCGCGTCTTTGTCGCATGCGTCGGCAAACTGTTTTAGCTCGTGTTTCTTAACAATCGGATTAGTAAGCTCCATAATTTCCTGGAACTGACTGTCTTTTATGTCCTTGGTGAGCTTTAACTGTTTCTTAGCCAGACCAACAGGCTGTTTTGCCAGCATCTGAGAGGCCAAAGAGCGAGACCATTTGTTCCAGTCTCCCTCTTCGTTCATGATGTTCAGAGCTCCGCGCTGTCCGCCTGGTTTGATTGATACACCGAATGGGTTGACTGGGTCGTCAGACTGCGGTTTATACACTTTTTCATCCGGTGTTCCTCTTTTTTTGTTTGTATTATAGACAATATCATAACCGTCTGGAACTGAATCGCTATAAAATGCCATGCCTTTCATGTAGTATTTTCCATCTACAGCTACACGAACCTGAGCGTACGATGATGAACCCAAGTCAAGGTCCTTTACGCCCCGTCTAAGCTCCAATGTACCATCTTTATCCACGCCGCCATCTTCTGCGTAACGAATATAAACACGTTTGCCAGAAATCTGTTCTGGTGCATGAAGTTTCGTATATGTAGAACCGCCGTCAGTGGATGCTACATCATCAATGTTGTGAATCTTGTCTTTGTTCTGAACGACATATTTCCATTCTGTATCAGGCGGAGCAAGAACTGTTACCGTTGTCTTCTGAGTACCATTGCCAGAGACATTGGCAACCTGAATCTTATGACGTGTATAACCTTTTTCCTCCAACGCCGCAACAGCTGTGTCCAAACGGACTTTAGAAATGCCCAGATGTTTTTCGACGCCTACTCCGACGTCAATCATTCCTTTATTCTTGACCTGTTCTTCTAGCATATCCATGGTTGTTCCGAGTTCATTTTTTCGGATTTCACCAGCATATTTTAGCCATCCTCGAATGGTAGACTCGTTGGTATCCATTCTTTTGGCGATTGCTACATTGGACATTCCCTTATCTTTCAGTTTCTGTGTATACATCACGTTAAACTTAAGGATTTCGTTCGAGGCTAATGATTTCTTCGCTCTGAACTGCGTCGAGGATAGTCCCATCGATTCCCAGATCTCACGATCGGTCATTCCTTTTTCTTTCAGTTCTGCCACGTTAGCCATAAAGTCTCTGCTCCGCTGAAACGGGTTATCACCTGATCCCCAAGGATAACGACCCGAGTGTCTAGGCGTTCCATAATGCTCGATAACATCCGGATCGTCGTCGAGCGTGGAAATATAATTGTCGTAGATCTCGCACTGGTGCATGATCTCTTCGTCTGTCACGTGTCACTCCTCCTTAAGAATTTATTTTTAATTGTTCAAGAACCGAGTCGAACTTGATGATTTTATTCTCTATATCCATAATCCGCTCAGGAATCGGCTCATGTACCAAAATATCATCATTCTGATAGATGCGCAATTCGGCTTGAATGTCTTTTGGATTTTTGTCATATTCCAAACAGAATAAGGCCATGTAAATCTCAAGCTGTTCCATATGAGCCGGTATAGCACCGGTCTTCAAATCGTGGATTCTCAAGAATCTGGTCTTTTCGTTGTAGCAAATTGCATCAGCAGTTCCGAAGCAATTGTCTGAATAATATAATATGGTTTCTGGGCTCATGCGATACTTAAGTGCATCGTTTACATACATGTTTAGTGTCGTATGCGTATTCTTAAGCGGAACGCCTAACTCAATTAGCTCTTTAGCTAGGTTGTGTTTTCTCGTTCCAATTAGCTTGGCCATAGAATTATGATACCGAGCGATCAGTTGATCTTCGGAATAATTCAACCAGCTATGCTGTGACGCCCCAAGGTATGCATGAGCTCCCTCAAGTTTTGAATGCTTGTTCCACTTCATTGAGAATTACCTCCTTATTCTCAGGAAAAATAAAAGCGGCATATGACATGTCGTTAAATAAAGAAACATAATAGTCTTGATTCGGGCGATGCGGCGCATCTTCAGATCTTTTAGTCTCGAGCATAACCCAACGGTTACCATAGAAGACTGTTAAATCTGGAATACCCTGCTTGTAATTCGCATCGTTCTTGACTACTTCGCATCCCTTAAATCTTTCTTTTAGCTCTTTTATCAAGATCGATTGGAATTTTGACTCGACCATTACATTTCACCTCCTTTGCTAAAGATAATAGAGATGGCATATTCTCCCTATCCTCTCCATTATAGGGGTTGTAAAAAGCGCGAAACAAAATACTGCCTATTTCTGTTGCTTTTCATGGCAAAACAAAAGAGCCCGTGTAAATATCGCGAACTCCCTTGCTTCTATCAGTCAAAGATTGGATAAAGGTCTTTCACATACTCGAATGTGTAACCTTTGTGCGATGCTCTCATGCCTTGCAAACAGAGATAGACACATCCCCGATTGCCATTGATACGATCGGCGGCCTCATGATATGACGGAAAGATTTCATCTAGCTCTATGATTCGAACCATTTCATGTCTTGGACGTCTGCCACGTCCGCCTAATCTGTAGCGAGCCAAAATATAATCACCTCGCTTTAAAACGGGACGAACTCGTCATTGAAGAAATCCTCTTCGTTGAACTTCTTTTTGTTATTCAAAGCCCGGCGAATGTTCTGATCGATACCTGGAGCGGCTAGGTAGTAATAAAACAGATCTTTGAACGGGGTGTTCAGTCGATCAATCCTTCCAGCCGCTTGTGTCATGATCTTGTACGAATAATTCAGACTGTAAAATATAATTGTGTCTGTGTCAATACAATTCCAGCCCTCAGCACCGGCCGTATACTGAACCAGATACGCCCATCGATCAGTCTTAGGAACTGGCTGATGTTTCTCTCCGTTCCATTCTCCATACTCGATCTGAGCTTCGTTCATAATCTCTCGCAAGATTTCGAGCTCATATGTGAAGTTATAAAATATAATTGCTCGTTTATGCTCAGCCATTAGTTTACGGATTATAGTACGCCGAGTCGGATCAGTGTTCACGATTTTCCGCAACACATAACAAGCTGATGCTGCATTGACGCACGGTTCATTCTTGAACGGGTCCCATATGCCTCTGACACAATCTTGGTACATTGCTTCGTTTCTGCCAGCAGTTATGAAAGTCTTATGGGGAATTGTCTCGCGTTCAAACTTCATAGGAACCAGAATCGACGCTCGCAATCTTGATAACTTGTCGGTGTTAATATAGCGATCGATCTTAGGGTATTTAGCAAAGCGTGCAAATATAATGTGCTCACGAGTGAACTGTGTTTTGTTCTTATAGAACCCATTAGCAATGAACACTGGAATATAATCAGACCACGTATCTCCTGGAGTTGCGCTTAGTAAGATCCATTGGTTGGCCTTAGAAATCTTTATAAACGATTTAGACCAGGCACCATAACCAACCACTCTCTGTTCATCAAATATAAAAAACGAATTCTCCACGTTCTCATATTTGCCAATGTTGTTCCAAGAATCAACCACGACCTTTACGCCGTGAGGAGAAGCAGTCGGATCGGGGGATAGCAGAAAATGTGCCATATCGCCTTCCCATTCGTGACTATCTCTTTTACGAGCTGTGGTGATAATATACAAATCCCGTTTTTTCTTGGGATCCATTCGTTTATCCTTACCGCCGCAAACTTCGTCGAAATAGTACGCTAAGGAAGTGATAGATTTTCCGCTACCCACTCCTCCAACCAGGATGCATCCGTTATGCATCTTTTTCAAGGCTTTCTCCTGATGAGAATATAATTCCATTAGAACGGGACTTCCTCGCTACCCATATTTCTCTGATACTTACTTGCAAATTCATCTTCGACGATTGTAACGTACATTGTCTTGAGATATGCCTTGACGCCGCTATTTCCGTTTACTTCCCAGCAATACGGACGGACGATCATATCGATACTGGCAATCTCTGCATAGTCCAGCTGGTTAACCGTCGTTTCGTCAAGCGGAGCCATATTATTTGACGTTACCAGCATAATCTTCGGAGGAATATGTCCGAATGCAACACTTACCGGCAGCCAATAGGTCGGAATGTCGCCGTCTTCTCTGGGCGGCAGCTCCTTTATATTCCAGCCATCTTTCTTCATCATCACAGCAAGATCAACGTCGAGCACGACACCGAAGTTTCTGCTGCCTTTCTTATTGAACTTACTCTCTTCGCCAGAGAAGTTCCGGAAGATGATGTGTGCGTTCTCGATTGAAATGTTACTCAGTGCGTTCATAAATATAATCTCCTTTAATCTTAGAATGGAGCTTCGGCATTTGCAAATGCATCGAAATCTCCGAATTGTGATATAGCCATGACTGCGTCATCTGCTAACTTCGCATAATAACGAATGTCAATGTCTTTCTCCAGGTGCATTGACTTTACCTGTTCTGCTTCTCTCCACAAATATCCGTCGGTACCGGTAGCGAGCGCGTACTTGCTAGGAACCTTTAATGGCTTGCCCTTTTCGTTCACGCCACCACACTTGTCATAAGCGGCTTTCTGCTTGATGTATGTTTCTCCTTTATCTCGCATGAGGAAACCACCGCCAGTTCCAGGTCGAACCGGACAGAATCTACCGACTTTTCCGACGAATTTATAATCGTGATAACCCTCAGGCTGATTCTCGGATCGGTCAAGATAGAATGCAGTTTTAGTCTCGAACGTTTCACAGAGATCGTCAAACACGACGTCTTCATGAGTGAACAATGTCTTGAACACGTATGGAACCTGGAATTGTTTACCAGTTGCGGTCCATTCTCTGTCATGCTTCCCGCCGTCATACCGAGCGATATAAGTTGATTTGTTCACCAGGCAGATCTTCTCGTACGTAGCTTCATGATCAAAGTTGTATCCGTACTTGTGACCAAAGTCATTAACAAAATCGATAATCTCCTTGGTGATGTTCGGGATCTTAATTGAATCTGTCTTGACGTGGATAACCTGAACGCCCATATCCTGAAGCTTCTTCTTCAGAGTCATCATAAACAAAGCGCCACGTTTAGCTACGATGTTGTCTACATTCTCCGAAGATTTAAACGGATTTGCAAACGTAGCACAGGTATAACCGTAGATTGAGTTGATGATGATCTTCAGGGCCTTAGCCAGTTTGTCAGCCTGCTCTTCACTTTCCAGATACTTTGCTAGTACACCGCCAAGCATTCCGCGAGCTTTCTCGATATCATGATGCTTGATAGCAAGACGAGCTTCCAAAATATCTTTGTATCTCCACGTATATTCGCCAAACAGATTCAGAGCGATAATTGAATGCGGATGTAGTGATTCCACGTCAAGTAACCCAACACCATAGTACATACCAGGTTCAGAATATACATAGCCACCCTCAGACGGATCCTCTCCCAAATATGAACTCTTGCCATTCTTGAATTCATACCCAGGAAATTCTTTGCTGAGATCTGTATAAACAAGTGTCGGATTCTTATCATTGCCAAATATAATTTTTGTACAATGCTGTCTCGTAGAATGATTTACGCTCAATCCGCTCAAATCGGCAAGAATCTCTCGAGCGATAAAATCCTGTTTGCATGCATTGAACGTTGCCTCGGCTGCATCCACGTCATTGCAGCAATAATCTGCCACCTCGTTCCAATGCTCCTTAGGGAGAGGCTGATCCCAAGGATATGAGTTTTCCATATGATGAATGCCTAACTCGATCTCCCACTTTTTCAGACTCTGCTTCTTTGAACTGAAATCGTAAATATCAGCGTAGCTCAAGTTATAAGCCTCTGCAAACGAAGAATTCAAAGAGTTGGCGATGATTCGCTGAGACAATCTGAACAGCTGGTCATTAGAATATCCTTGCAGCCATGCGTAAAGAATATGATTATCGTATTTCCGATTGTTAAACCCAACCAGTTTTTTCTTGCATAGCTCCTCAATCTCGATCGGCCTCGGATTAATCATACGCGTGACTACAGATGACCCTTGATACTTCCAGCAACAGATGAACACATTCGGGAATACCTCGACATCGAAGAATACGATCTTATCTTCCTCAGGCGAAGAAATATAATCACTTGGCTCATCGCTCTTCCAATGCATCTTGTTCATCAGCTTCAGGCAGTACTGGCTATTGTTTGTGCTATTTACAGCAAACTCCATGATAGCCGGTCGCATATCGGTGATATCGTATTTCTTTCCGGCATTGTAAGCATCTTCCGTCAGTTTGAAAATATAATCCATAGATGGCTTGGTGTAACCATGGTATTCCTTGTTGAGGTTCTTCTTGATCATGCAACGAAGCATTCTCTCATTCTCAACAACTTTAAAATCGAGCATTTTCTTCTTTCCATCTCCTTTCAAAGGGAGTCCACTGGAAATATGAGCAATATCTCGATCATTGCACTTGGTCAGACGCCGTCTAAGGCTCGCATCACCAGTGTATACCTTTACCTCCACGTCCAGATCGTATACTCGGCTAAGCTCAGTTGGATCGCCGTCGTACCAGTAATGCAAATGAATTGCAGAACCAGACTGACTAACCTCTCCATAGGTTTCTGGGAATTTGCTTGCTGCCTCCAAATTGGCTTCGATGGACTTCTTTTCATTTACCTTGATATCAAAGTCCACGCAAATCAACTTCTCCGGAACCTTTGTGTAATGAAGCTTACTCGTATCCAAATCTTTCAGTTTCGTTTTAACCTTAGCCCAAGCCATCTTCGGCGTGCCTTTATCGTTTGCATATTGAGCCGGATACTTCGCCAAAATATCATCGAGCTTACATTTGCCATCCTTTGGTTCTTCGAACTGCAACCATTCTGGAATATCAGCCTCTGGTTCTTCTTCGACCTTGAACAACTGACTGCTATCAAACTCGACAATATCATCAGCAAACAAGCTTCGCCTAAATCCACTGTACACGTGACGGATCAGTTTACCATTCAGCCTAGCACGATCCTTGTATGACTCAAAGTACTCTCTGAGCTGTTCGCCAAATATGATTCGTTTGGGAGCATAGCCAAGACCGGACTTCTCGAAATAATCTCGATACCAGTCGTAAGCCATGTCTCTGCTAATCGGATCTGTTCGAACAAACTCGTCATACTTATCAAATATAAAATTACGAAGAATGTTTGACTTATTAATCATCTGTGTCGGACTATACGAGTTGTAATAGTTCTTGCCCATGGACTCAAATACCTGGATGCAGTGATACGCAATCGCCCCGAGTTCAAATCTCATGTTCTCTACACAAATATCATATTCCTCTTTCGGCAAGGTTCTGCCTGTGGGATAGACATCGATCATACGTCGAACGATTCCTCGCTTGGTATCAGGAACATCAACAATCTCGTTTGTCCCTAAGAATATAAATGAACTTATTCTCATCGGATACTGGGGTTTGCCTTTTTCATTGATGTAGATCGTTTCATGCGATACAAGCGAGTTGAAAATGCTGTTGTCATGGATCTTACTCATGTCACAATCATGGTGAATTGCAACGAGAGGATTATCCTTGAACGCTGCGGTCGCGAACTGATTGTTCCGTGACACAAGTGCATTAACGTCAAAAGCAGTCCAATATCCTTCGAATAGATCTTGAATCAGATTCATCACTGTTGACTTACCAGTACCGGGTGCTCCGTATAACACGATGAACTTTTGGATATGTTTTGACTCACCTGTAAATATCGAACCGATTGCCCACTCAATCTTTTGCCTCTCCTCTGCACTATAGCAGGTTGACATAAACTTCTCGTATGCATTGGTGGTTCCTTTGGCTATAGAATATAATAGCCGTTTTGATCTATACTGCGACGGTTTTACTTCTGCGTCGATTGGCGTGATGTCTGAATCGAGCGGATGGTAATTGTGATTGGGCGCTACTTTGGTTAAAAATTCCTTCCACTCTTTCAGTTTCTTGGTTTGATAGTTATTGATAGACAGGACCTTAACTGGTTTTCCAATATCGTTGACCAGACGTCCGTCGTCCATCTCTACGAACTTTTCTCTTGCAAAAGAATATAATTGCTCGTCGACGAGATCTATCGCTTCTGATTCGTCTGTGATCCAGAAATTCGTCTTCGGATCTAACACCGCATAAAACCGGTTGCCTTTGGTCATGAAATCTTTGCCGTTTGCTTGGAACTCTGGATGGACCTCGATTGTTCCATTTTTTGTCTCAGAAATACACGGTTTTACATATTGCTTCATTTGTTATTGTCAACCCCTCCTTTCCGTGTATTTTAGGTCTTTCACGAATATTTCCAAAAGTGTGACAAAATTGTGTGATGTCGTTTCTCATATATTTTAATTTTATATATAAAAAAACAACAAAAAAAGTGTCACTTTGTCACACAAAGAAAAAAACCACGCAATTTCGGGCTTTTTTGGACTTTTTGGGTGTGACAAAAGTGTGACAAACCGTTTTTATTTTGTCACATTTGTCACAAAATGTCACACTTTTTGCCCTTTTTAGCCCATTTTTGAGTAATATAATGTTCATCAGGCATTGACAAAAATAATGTTTTCGAAAAACTGCAAATTTTGTCACACTTTTTAGCCCATTTTCACTCAGATAAATCACCCCAATTTTCGTTCAAATACCACTGAAAACTGGTGTAAATATCAGTGTTTCTGAGGTCCTCATATTGCTTTCCAAAACGCCTTGTTGGGTACGGAGAACCCCTTCCATCAGGCCCAAAATGACGGTCTAACCACCTTAAAATTACCATTTCAGCATAGCACATTCCGTCATAAGACATGGCTCTATCCGTCAAAAAATCAAGGTTTAAATTGCCAATCATGACCCAAAACCACTCGACAGAACGGTCCATAATGCCGTCTGACATGGTGTCATTTTCAATTCTTTGAGCCATTGCAATCATCATTTCGAGCACAGAACACGGCTTTTCAATCCGATTTTCGTCAAAATATCCCGATTTTCGGTCCTCCCAATCCTCCGAAATGGCCAAAATATCGTACTCATCACGCAACGCAAGCCCATCTTTAGCCCGATTTTCGTCAATTGGGATACGATCAGACCAATAAAAGTCAATTTCTGACAGCTTTTTCAGCAAAAATGTGTATTCTTCACCATGAATTTCACTTATTAGCCATCCCAAATATGTCATCATTCTCTTTTTCGCTCCTTTCATCGAATATTTTTCTACATTTTTCACAAAATAATACGATAACAAATCCTTTTTCGCCACTAATAAACCGAGGTTTTAGAAGATCTTCTGCTTTCGTTAGGAGTTTTAGGCATCTTTCGCAGTAAACATCGCCGTTACTCGTTTCGATCATCGCTTTTCTCCTCCACAGTTACCGGCAAATTCGCTCCGTACATGGCGTTGACCATCTGTTTTAACACTTTTTTACTGCAATAATAGCAATAATTCTTGTGAGCGAGCCTCACAGACCCAAGACATAAGCTCAATTGTGCGCCGCTTACACCATCTTTCACTAATTTACCGCATTCGCAACAATTAAAAATGCCCATTCAGCCTCACTCCCTGGTCAAAATATAAATCATTCGCTCTCGATCGTTCTGAACGAACATTTCTGAGGGCAATTTTCCCTCTTCGTCAGGCTCACAGAAGTCATCAAGGCAGTGTCCGACCAAGTCGTAGCCGTCATAAAGCTGTTCTCCGTCCGCATTATACAGTGCATTCTCCTCATCGTAGTATGTAAGGCCCTCTTCGCCATAGTCAACCGGGTAATTTCCAGCTCTGAAGTCCTTTTCGGGCAGTACAAACGGCCCAAGTTCAGCATTTAGCCGCGCTTCTCGGTAAGATTCCGAAGAATATCCGTCAACTTCTTTCATCAGATCCTTAAATTCTTGACTATCAGTGTCAATCGGCTTGGTCGCGTAGCTCGAATACTGTGTTTTACCAGAGATTTTCGGTTCTTCAGGCTTTTCCACCGTCAAAATATCCATAAACGGTTCTGTTTTAGCCTTTTGAGACTCAATTTTCTGCTTTTCTTCCTCTTTTTTAGCAGAAATATCAGCCTTAGTCTCATAATACCGCTTGATTGCGGCCTGCTCCTCCTCGCATTTCTTGTCATAATCAGCTCTCAGGATCTTATCAGCCACGAAAAGTGACACCAATCCACCGACCACAACACCTCCGATAAAGGAATAAATAGCTGTCATGTTCATTTTAATGTACCTCCTTCTTTATTTTCTGTCACGTTCCAACTCTCGCAGCCTTTAGTCTGTAGGGTCAGTGTAATATCCATTCGTGGAAAACCTGCCCATGCTTCAGCCATATAAACTTCTCGATTCATATATTTTTCAGGAAGTGACGTCTTTAAATGACCGTATTCGTATACGCATTGAACTACATTATCTTCCCCGATTTCTCCGCATTTATGCAGCAGAATATGCCCCCACTCATTTGGAAACTGGGAAAGTATGTCCTCGATGAATTCTTTAACACTACAAGGACGTTTCATAGAAACATTATCTGCTCGATACACATCTCCATCAGCGTCGTAATAATTTATAAAACATCTGCCGAAAAACCCTCTGCATTTCTTTTCACTCGGATTCCTCCATTCGCTGGCAGTGCAATGATCCGTCGAGTATGCAATTCCATCAGCGATGTAATGATTCGATAAGCAAGTGCCACAAATCGGCATATTCTGTCGTGTCATCTCAACGAACGCCTCGTCGTCAGTAAGGGCAACGCAGTACCGAATCCGGTCATGTATCCCGTCGAAACGAAGCTTCGCGATTCTCTCGGCTGTATCCCGGCAAGAATATCCTTTTAGGCTCTTACTTAGTTCATCAGATCTGAATGCTCCAGCCTGCCAAGAATAAATATAATACTCAGGTTTCATCTTTACTCTCCTCCAAGTCGAATGCTCCGTTTTTCTTATTGCGCTTCCTACCGCCAAGTCTGTAGGCAGTACCGTAAATGTAATATAAATCTTCTTCGCGAACTACCGACGGAGGATACAGTTTTTGTCTCTGCATCTCAGCTAGTGCTTCCTCGTCTGTCAATGCTACACAATAACGAATCTGGTCGTTTAGTTTACTGAATCGAATAAAAGCAATTCTCTCTGCAATTCTTCGACTATAATATCCGTCAATACTCTTGTTTATTTCGTATCGATTTCTCGCATTAGCCAGCCAAGTGTAAATATAATACACAGGTTTCATCATTCTTCCTCCTCTTTGTCCATGTCACCAGTATCATAATACTCTCGAATTTCTTTCAAGTAAAGCACCCCGTCAGAGTAGTAGCAGTTTTCTTCCGTTTTAATGATATTTTGGTCTTCGGCCGATAGCACTTTAAGTTCATTCCAAACGCCCTGGCCATCGTCTGCATTATGAACGCTACACAGAGCATTTACCCGATACGCATGATTAATTGTGTATTTTATACGTGCATTATCTATGCTGGTACCAACCAAGAATATCCAGTCATTACAAAATGAGCCAAATTTCAGAGCTTCGTCTAAAGCATCACGATATTCAGCGAAGACACGCATCGGATATACATAAGTGGTCTCGCCGGTTTTATTAAATGCGTATACCGTATATAAAACGAACCCCGTTTTAGACCTGTCTATATTAGACCATAGTTTTGCACGGATAATATCAGCATGAACCGCATTATCAGCAAAGCTGTAATACTTCTTACCGTAATTATTGCGTGCAGTAAAGCAACCAAGCATACATCTATAGGCCAATTCTTCGGTTTTTATATCAGCCACTAAACATTCCGATTTATCATCGCATGGTTCTTTATAGAATTCATAGATCTTATACATATCAATCATACCTCCAAAATATAATACTCAGGTTTCATCTTTACTCGCCTCCTTTATTAAATATCTGCACAATATATCCCAGTCAATGTCATCTTTATGCACATCAACTGGTCCACGTTTCTTTAATTCTTTTGTGAGATCGTCGTATAACTGGTCCATATCGTCACCCTTTACATTGGGTTCAATATTTAGCTCCAAATGCACACGAGTTGGATCTGCTTCTGGAACTCTATCCCCAACATTTTTATGCGTTAGCAAATTTTCGAGCACGTTGTCAGATGCATGCATCATATATCCAAACATTACTTCTTACCAGCCTTTCTCGCTTCACGACTCGCCTTCCAAATCTTGTCACGAATATAGCCGTCACAGTTCATCTCAAGCCAGAATGCAGAATCGTTTTCATCGTCCAAGTGCTCAACATGCTCTCTGATAAACTCAGCAATGCCAAAGTCGATCTTATAGTCGTTATTCTTGTCGAAAATCCAGCCCACATCCTGTCCAATCTCGACCTCAGGCAAGCCAAGCGCGCGAAGAGCCTCATTCAGGAACAAATATCCATACTCTTCCAGCTGTGCATTACACCATTTCTCCTGGCAGGTAACGAAGAACAGATTGTCAGACCGCTTCTTACTGAAATTATTAGGACTATTTGCCTCATCGAAGCAATAAGAATATACGCCAAACTCGTTAGGATCACAGTCATCATCCATCACCGGTACAACTTTATCCCCGTCTTCGGTCGTGTAACGGTCCGTCTTTTCCTCGTTTGCCTTCTTGCCAGTTCTGTAGTAAATATCAGTCAGCTTACCCTCTTCGGCAATAACACGAGAGCGATACTTGTTGAACGCCTCTGTAACAGACGTCAGTGCACCAGCCAGAGCAAGGTTTCTCTTTCTCAGGCACTTAAAGCCGCTGAATACCAGCAGAGCACCGCCAACTTCGCAAGCCAAAGCCGGACCATAAGCCTTAGTGAAGCCCAGAATAGTCTTCTTCCAAGTCAGAGCCTTATCCTGTGTAGCCAGATCACGATAATGAACGCCATCCTTGCTTACCAGGTCATCCTCAACGCCCTTGTTGATCTTTTCCATGTTTTCCTTATGCTCATCCAGAACCTCGTCGATTGCGAGAGTTCCCTTAGCGGCCAATACAGCACCGCCGATCATCAGTCCAGTGCCTGCAACAGCACAAATCTCCGGAGCATGATCCTTAATGATCTCTCCCACTACCTTAAACAATGCTTTGAAATTCATAAATTATTCCTCCTCAGAAATATAAGTTTTAAAATTGTTTTCGACGTTATCGATTATGCTTTCGTTCAGAATATTCTCTTATGGTTATTTCGATCCAGCCTGATTTACAATCTCTTGATTCTTTAAAGAATCTGTTGATTTCGATTTTCTTCTGCTCGCCGTTCTTTTCATCTGTTAAAATTTCTTCGCAATAAACTTTGATCGACTTTCCCGGCATGTATGGCATTGCGATAGGAAACATCTCGTCAAAGATTTTCGTAACCAGTCCAAAAGAATACGTGCTGTTAGGATCATTAATGTCAACGCAACGTATACGATCGACGTCGTTGTATTTAACAGTTCCATCAGAATATACATTTTTAAATAATGAACTCATTCTTTTACACTGGTATACGTATGAATCTTCTTCATAACCTGTGCATAAAGTCCAAACATCATCGGTGTCTTCGATTGGTGTTAACGGTTGTCCGTCTAAAAGACGATTCAGTATAGCCTGTGTCATCTTAATACTGAAACCAGAATGACCGTCTTCGCACAAACTTTTGAAAGCTTTTAAAGCACTCTCATAACAGGCACATCCATAATCAAATTCATCGCCTTTCCTATTCGGATTTTCTTTCTCACAGGCAATCTTAACTTCTCTTCTTGCCCACTCTAACATTCCACCCATACATTATTCCTCCTCAGAAATATAAGTTTTAGTGTTTTCGCTCTTATCAATTAATTCTTTAACAAAAGCCGCGTGTTCTTTTGACAATCTCAGACACACGATTTGCCAAGGGCCATCTTGCACAATTACTGGCATATCATCCCATCTACAGTTTTCACCGAAATTTTCTCTCCTTTTCTGTTCTATCATTTCAAGCGTTAGCCACTTAGCTTTGCCACATGTCGCTATAAATAAACCAATAGGCTTATGATGAACATCAAAAATCAAACCGCATGGCGTCCCGTCCGTTAAACGCGCATAGCAATTATCCGGTAATTTAATATAATCGTTGCTCTTCATGTCCATACCTCCTTCAAAAACTCAGAGGCCTTGCAAGAATATAAATCTCACAAGACCTCGAAGTCTTTAGTCGTCTAAGTCTTCTATCCTACTCCAGAGTGCTCTTAATCTGGTAACGAAAAGCTCGTTATCGCATCTAACCTCGGTCCTACCTCCTAGAACTTGCACAGATAACATGTCATGATCAGTGAGCTTTTCCATAATCACTTGCTCCAATGTCATGAGATAAAGTGCTTTCTTTTTTGGGACTCTTAGTTTTTGAATATTTGATTTCTACCAACTTCATAATTCTTTCCTCCAAATTTATATAGTAAGACTCTTCGCCTTCATTATAGGAGTTGTAAAATTAGCGAGTATTAAGACGACGGCGATGGATTCTATTCATGTACTCAGTTAAACGAGCTCCCCCGTTGTAATGTAACATGTCAGTGACGTCTCCGTTACCGTTAATTCTGGTCCTAATTTGTTCATCTCAATCACCCCATAAAGACAAAATCTCCTAAGATAAAATCCCCTTTTTTCATTTCATCCATAGCAGTCACTATCTTGTCGAAATGATTTGCATAATGACAAATTGCATTTCTTGATACACGGTTAATGTCTTCGTATAATGAGGCATCAATGATAGTTCCACCGTTATACAGTATGCATTCGTAGCGGTCGATTAGCATCTTCAGTTTATCTGCTTTAATGCCTGAAGAATACAGCATGTAAGCAATTGAGTCCGTATACGCCATCTTTATTCTTTTGCTCGGATCCAAAGCTGGAATAAGCTCAGCCATGCTATGCTCTTCTGGCAAAATAAGTTCACCGTATTTAGTTATATAGCGTTTTTTAAATACAGACGTTGGATAAATATAAAATGTATCACGGCGTTCGCTGAGGTATATCTTTTCAAACTCTTGAAAACAATGTCTGCAGCATAACGGTGCTGACGAATATAAAACAGCCCCAAACCCTCCGTATCCAGGCTTGAACTCTACGTTTTTGAAGAGTTCCTCAGCTTCGTTGGAGTCAAACACATAGCCGCAGCCACCGCAGATCAATTCTCCGTGATTCTTAAGATCGTGTTCATTACCATTGCAAATCAAAATTGGTTTATATTCGTTATTCATGTTCTGCCTCCTTAATTCGTGTATAAAAGTCTCCGCTTCGGATCTCACCCATCACATCCAAAACTTTTAAGAAATCGTCAATGCTGTCAGCGCTGTTTTTGTCTGTAATTATAATCCCGTCGTCTCCTTTTATCGTGATTAGGCAGATTTCTGGTTCATACTCGATAACTGACATTTTTCGATCACCGACCTTTTTTAGTATTCGTAGAGCGGTGAACTCGGCTTTAGTGATCTCAGCCCATCCATCAAATTTTTCTCCGAAAATGAAATATCTACTTTTTTTAAATATCCTGATTTAATCTCCATAGCAATTACTTGTAACCGTGATTTTCTTGGACCATTCACAGAGCAGTAAAAATAGCTAGGAATTGTATAACCCATCCCGGATCGTACGCCAAGGTGTTTGAGAATTTGTTTAAACTGCATTTCGCAAGCAAGCTGTAACTCACCAATTGAATAATCAATCATTTATATACCTCCAAAAATATAAAAAGCAAGAGACCTTGTAAACGTTTGTCTACAAAGCCTCCGCCTTTAGTCCTTTAGTCTTCTGTTGTTTCGGTCTCTACTGATGCTTCAGTATCGATGTAGTCATCTTCCGGCTCAGCCAAGAAGAAATCATCATCGGAATCGCTTCCGTTCAGTTTCTTTCCAACAGCAACGCCGCCAATGACAGCTGCAGCAGTAGCCACAACCGCACCAACAATGATGCCGATCTTCTTAAAATTAAACTTCTTCTTTCCCATAGTAGTTTCCTCCTTTACCTCGTCAGCAGTAGTTTCTACAACCTTTTCCTGTTCGTTCATAGTAGTTTCCTCCAAAATATAATTTAGTAGACTCTTAGGTCTCCATTATAGGCACTGTATTTTTCGCGAATTACGCATACCATTTATATGTGCTTTCGTACTCATCAGCCAACTTATCCCATCCCAAGTCACGAAGAATATCAACAAGCAGACCATCACTATACGAATGGTTACATTCAATATCGTCTTCGTATTTGTTATGAATAGCTATCAGCCGTTTTAAGTAATAGTCTTCGTTTTTTAGTTTGCTCATCTGCGTTTTCTCCGTTCATATCCTCCAGTGTGTGACGGCCCAGCATCATACCAGGCTGTAATCTTATATCCGCATTCACGAAGAATATCAATAAACTCCCAGAATTGCATTTCCGTAGAATATATACAGAAATAAAGGTCAGTATCTCCTGTTAGCGGACTGGTCGACACAAAAATATCAGTGAAAGTGCATTCGGCTTGTGTTTCGTACTGTTCATGTATAGTCTTTAAAGCTTTGATATGCTCGAATGCGATGGGGCTCTTCACCGCGATACAAGTCCAACGTTTTTTATCATATGCCATTAGTATTTCTCCTTCATTTCATTATATGACATCCCAGAGATGCCAGCTGATTCACCGCTGTCTGTTGCCTTGAAAAACGCTCCATCCTCTTGCGGATACATATATTCAAACATCAGATAGTTCATAGCGTCCAACAGGTATTCCGTATTCTTTGTTTTCTTATACCGTTCAATACACAGATCATGAGATTCAAGTGCATTGACCAGGCGATCGCCGAAATTGATCTTGGCCGGTCCGTATTTGTAAAATGACGTCTTCACCCGATTCAAGCGAAGCTCGTCAACCTTATGAGAATATTCTTTATCTTCAACGAATTCAAGTCTCATTTAATTGCCTCCATGTTCTTTTTCAACTCGTGATGTAATTCAGCACAGCAACGTTTACACATAACAGCTTCCATATTTTCAGGCGAGCCGATAGCACCGTCTAATCTGATAGTCAAAGTATAATTCTGTTCCCCAGTGTAAACGCCGCATAGATCGCAACGAGTTTTGAATGTGCCGTTACCTTTATCGTCCACAACACGTCCTATCATAGTCGTTACCTCCTATCCAATCACAATGTTTGACACGATCAGACCTATGATGAAGCCAGCTAAGCATACGTCACCAATGACCATACGCATAAAAGTCAGTCCGTCTCTCATTTGGAATTCTCCGGTATTAATATCGCGTTGCACATGTGATACAAAATACATCGTAACCAGAATCAGGGCAACAAGAAAAGCGATAGACACAATAATAAGTTTAGTCATAGTTTTACCTCCATTTCAAGTTCATCAATATCAACGTCGAATTCATTTCTAAAATATTCGACAACAGTATTTCCGTCAATGTCTTTACCAAGTACGCTAGGCAGTTTGAGAATATCTTGCACTCCTCCAGCGAATCTAGAAAGACGCTTCTCTTTCCAGTCGTAGTGCATATTCAAGCACAGTAAGCAAGCAGCTATACCCTGCCGCACCCCATCTTCAAGAGCAGTTTTGTAAATATCATTAGTTGCCTTTACGTATTCGTCTTTGCTAAGAACCATTGCGTTTTTCTTTGTGAGTGCATTCATTTGCTCGCTCCTTTCCGCAGTTCGATAAACGCCTCGTAACACGTTTTGCAAATATCAATGCGAGTCCAGCATAGCATTCTATGAATGAAACCGAATTCGTCTACACTTGCATATGCCTTTTGCTCTTTGACTTTGAAGTGACGATCTGCTTTTCGTTTTCCGCAAATATCGCAGATTACTGTCTTCATTCATCTACCTCCGTTTCTTCGATCACCCAGTGGTTGGTCCACATCACGAGCAATAACACTATCATTACTGTAATGATCTTCGCAAATAAAATCATACGGTGCCACCTTGTCTTTTAGTCTTCTCCTTAGTCTGCTTCAGCTCATACCAAGGATTATCAGACTTGATAAAATATAATTCGACGCTATACGCCTCAAGATCCTTATAAAACTCCAACAGCTGATTACCGAATACAAGCATATGCTCAGCATCCAAAGTGCAATCTTTTTTGGCGATTAGTGTCGCAAGTTTACTTGAAACCTCGCTTAATGACGGAACACAAGTTGTTAAATATCTATATAAACCGTATTCCTGGCATGTTTTATCAAGAGCGCGTCTTCCTGAAATATATGCCGCGGAGTACCTAATTACCACAGCCAGATCCTCATCTGGTGCATGCTGCTCAACCATTCTCGTTAACAGTTCTGAAATTTGTTCTTTTGACATAATACGCATATTAAAATACCTCCAAAAATTACAGTTTTCCTTGTGTGATAACAATCGTATATATATAAATAAGCGCAAAAGATATACATACACTAACGGTTTTAGCGGTATGAGAGTGAGTAGCTTCTCTCGCATTAAAAAATAGCCAATTCAGATTCAGTGTTTCCAGAATCGCGAATATTGTCATAATCACATAAGTCATCGTTCATCCACCCCCTCACGTTAATGTCCATATTCCAATTGCCGTGCACTCAGCGAAGCATATAGCCGTGAATATAATTGATATGATTCTCAATACACCTCTACACGAGTACCAGCTGAACGTCAAGAATAAACCAAGCGTAAGTATTTGGATAAGCCATATCAACGAAACCATTACGCATTTTACAATTTGCACGATCATCACCTCACAGTGTAGCAAACATAGGCAATCGCCAAGATTAGTATCGTCATCATGATATAGTATTTCACAGTTCCACCCCCAGGTCATCGAAGATCACAGGAATGCGTCCCTTAAGCTCGAACAACAGAGGAATCATCAGATCTCTCATTTGCGGATGTGCCGTTTTGTCTGTACGAAGCTTGAATATATGTCTCCATTCGCGATAGTTCGCAGACATGACGAGAGTAGTTTTGAGGTCAAGTGGCAGTACACCTCTAGCGTCCTGAGCCTTGTAACCGTCTTCCATGATCATTCGATAATAAGTCTCTTCACAGGTCTCCATTGCTCGAATCCATTCGCCATGCGCTACGGAATCCAGATAAGGATTGTCAATCACAGTAATCTCAGCTCCGAAACGTTCTTTTGTGAAGTTCATGTATCGTGTAGACGCCTGAGAATATCCAGCATGGCGATGTCGAACAAGCTCATTAGCAATTGCCCGATTTGTGTTCAGTTTCACAACAAGCAGTGAATGTTCCAGAACAGACTCATGTCCCCTGTCAATCAATCCTTTCACGAACTGCTTTGTATTGTCGAAAGATGCGCTCATGGTACTGCCGTAGCAAATTCGTCCTGCTTCTTCAATAAGTCTCAGCTCATCTTTGCCGTCTTTTGAAATATAACTCATGATTTTGTACGATTGATTTTCGATTTTCATAATAAAACCTCCATTTAATAAATAAAGTCCAGAAGAGCGGCCATCGGTATATCGAGGGCTTTAAACATCCGAACGATCCATTCTAAAGACGGACTGTCGACCTCGCCATTGATGTAACGTGTAATCGATGACTGAGACACATTAGCCATATTCGCCAGTTCTCTTTGAGAATATGGGCTGTCATCTATCATTTTGTTTATATATAAACGAAGACCTAAGAGTTTAACTGCTGTCTCGGTTGGTAGACCATTCAGTTTCATTTGGTATCCTCCTTTGAGCTAGACACAATACTCTTGCGAGCGTAGGTCCTGGTAATTTTCCGCATGATCATTGTATTCAGATCGTGATCAGTAATGCCGTAGCACCATCTCAACTCAGCCAGACAAATATAAACGTCTGCCATTTCTTCTAGCAGATTCATTTTGTTTCCTCGTTCACGCATCATTTTAGTGATCTCTTTCTGCAGCTCGGAGCATTCCTCTATAGCCACTACGGAGATAACCTCCTTGCCATTTTTCTTAGCAATAGGGTCTGTTAGTTCTCGAATATCATTCATCAGTGTTTCCCTCCAATAATTTTTTAGTTGCTTTGTACATCATCGCACTTTGCATTACCTGCTTTGCACGTGACAAGCCATCGTTTAATCCTGCAGTATACATCTCGATCATAGCCTCAGCGATTTTGTCGTCGTATGCGATCTCGTATCGATCCATCTTTTTACAAATCAGTTCTGGCATCTTTTGCATGACCTCTGTAGTGATACGAGCCGCCATCTCGTTTCTGTACTGATTTACGTCTTTCATAATAAATACCTCCAAAAAATATAAAAGCAAGAGACCTTGTAAACAATTTGTCTGCAAAGCCTCCGCCTTTAGTTACTTAGTTCCTACGCTTTTTGCAAGATCGTTGATGATCTCAATCACTGCTTTTTTACCAGCATTGCTTCCGTCAATAGCTCCTTGGCTGTATCCTGTAGCATAACTAGCTTTCGCCGTAATATATATTATGGTGCCACTAGTGACTCCGATAGCAATATACGGTGCAGCTTTAACTGCAAATGCTACAGCCTTGTCTTTCGCTTTTGACAGCTTGTCTTTAACAGTGTTTTTGATCTCCATAATCAAAACCTCCAAAAATAATGTAAGACTCTAGGTCTCCATTATAGGAATTGTATTTTTAGCGAATCTTACTTAATCGGCTGTGGCTTAGGCAGACGAATCACAAAACCGCCTCGTACGTTTGTCACGTATGCGGTATCAAGATTATACCATCCCCAGCGTTCCATTGTGAAGTCTGCGGTTCTTCCGATCAAGTCATACAAGTCAGCCACTGTAGCGTAATCACTGTCTACAATACGCATGATCAAGCAATCGAGTACTTCCTGAGCTTCAGCCCGCATACCGAATTCGATATTATCAAATCTGAATACGCCCTCGTGATTGATATGCGCATAGCGATCACTAGGCTGATTCTGCTGTGGTCGCGAGTAATTAGGCTTATAGCACGAGTCATAGCTATAAATGGAGCCACTCTGCGACTGATTCGTATATCTTCTACTCTCGCCGTAAAAGGATCTGTCTAATGCTGCATGACCAAGATTGCAGACAGTATCCTTAATGGCCGGGATCAGCACATCAAATATCAAGTATTGACCCACATTTCCTCTCTCTTCAGACAGAAATACATCCGCCAGCTTAGACTTAATGGATGGCTTTTTTGCCTCCACATTTCCTGTTGTGACCACTGAAGAAAGTTTTGTTCTCTCTTTCTTCGCAGTAGCCTTCTTCTGAAAATTATCCTTATTCACCGTTGCCATCTTAGAAACCTCTCTATCTTTTATTTTATTTGTTAATCTCGTGGAACATGACAGCTGCTAATAATATCAATGCTATAAAGCAAGCTATCTTAATCAACCCACGCGCTACGATTAAAAGGATAGCAAATAATGTAACAAGCAAAACGGCCATAAATGCATATGCGATAATCTTCATATAATCACCTCCTTCAAAAGCTCAGAGGCCTTGCAAGAATATAAATCTCACAAGACCTCAAAGTCTTTAGTCCAACATTTTCTTCAAGGGTTCCTCAATGGCCTCTATGATTTCGTCTTTTGGGCTGATTATCTTGAACTCGCCGTTACAGAGTTGTATATCTACATAGTCATTCCAGGTGTCTAGGACAACAGTTATATAAAACGACTTAGCGTCATAATTAACTGCATCCTTTAGTATGCCCAAGATGGACTGTGCGATCTGCATATTTCTGTCTTTTCTCTTCTCACTCATCTCAAAAGTTAACGTTTTCATAATACTTTCCTCCAAAGATATATATGTAAGACTATTCGCCTTCATTATAGGAGTTGTAATTTTAGCGAAAAGCGGGTGCCATATACATCGGCATATTTCTGTGATCCAGTAGAATATAAGGTTCACGTCCCATGTAAACACCAGAATCAAACGTAATAGCAATATTGCCAGTCTCCATTACGTCCCACATGAAATCATCACCGAGCGATGACGTTTGAATGCCAAGCCCGTCAAGCAAGTCATTAAGCGTCTGTGATGCTCCCTGAGAAATATCAGCATTTAGTGTGTTGATAACATCTCTTACCTCTTCCGGACTAGAGTAAAACATCTGCCCAGAGATCGGTTCTTTGAACAATGTTTCACCCTTTCCCGTTCGGATGATCTTCTGCTCTTTTTCCACGGGATCGCTAGTCTGTGCAACGACCTCGGGTTGAGACTCTTCTTTCTTCATTTCTGAAATATCAGTCTCTTTGAGTCTCTTGCCTACTGACTTTTTGTACTCATTGAAGCTAGTCACTGCCACGTTATATGCGGTCCCCAATCCAGCGATTTTCTTTTCAGATATCACGCCGTTTGCCACGAGGCATGTTATAGTTGCAGCTCCAATAACTAATGTCGGCCAGTAGGATTTCAAAGCCACTACGAATCTCTCTTTCTTCGGCAGAGGATCGTCTGTGTCTCTCTTGGACCATTCATACTCGGCATCTGCGATGTTCAGTTCATGTTTCTTTGTGTCCTTTACGGCACTGAGAGTCGTAGCAACAATCCCTGCACTACCAGCCACAGTCAGAATTACGTTTGAATGGTCCTTGGCGAACTTAGTCACCGGTTTGATAAATTCGAATGCTTTCATGTCTAAATACCTCCATGATTAATATAATGATAAAAAAAAGAAGAGGAGCGGTACTGGATTTGAACCAGTGTCATCAGACCGAAGTCTGATGCTCTACTATTGAGCTATCCTTTCCTCTTCATTATAGGCGTTGTAATTTTCGCGAGTTTCAGTCAAAAGCACCCGCGATTACATAAGCCAACGTGACTGCTGACCAGCATATCCCGAGGAACACTGACACTTTTGGAAAACCTAAAATTGCAGCCCATAGAGTAGCGATCAAAAGAATGATCCCTACGAACATTAAAACGTCTCTCATAATTAATCGCCTCCTTCGAAAAACTCAGAGGCCTTGCAAGAATATAAATCTCACAAGACCTCGAAGTCTCAGATGTCGTAAATTCCTCTAGTTTTGTATTTCAGTTCCAATACGCCTATGGTTAGATTGAAATCCGCTTCATTCGAGTTTACAAAGAACATGATAACAGATTCACCATCCAATTCAGTCGCAATCAAGTCCAGTAAATGAACTCGATGTAACTTTGATTTGATGTCCTTCATATCAGCCCATCTCGTGTCTGAAACGATAATCACTCCAATTTTTTCTTTCATAATTAAAACCTCCAAAAATATAAATTCACGGTTATCCGTTCATTATAGGCATTGTAATTTATGCGAGTCCATGATAGAGCATTATGCGGTTTGCTATGGCATTCCCCCATTCGTGATCCATCGGCAAATTTGATCCGGTAGAATAGTCGAAATCTTTAAAAATGTCATAGAGTGCAGTATCTTTAGCTATCTCCGGATTGGCTTTTTGCATATCGTATAGCTCCTTTGCCCATTTGCTCCAGGTATAATCGCTTATAATGTTTTGATCATATTTGTAATATATTATGCTATGAACCAGAATTTGTCTCTGCCTGCGTTCAATTAGGCATTTCAGTTGTTCTTTCCACTTGATCATAATTGCTGCCTCCTTCAAAAACTCAGAGACCTTGCAAGAATATAAATCTCACAAGACCTCAAAGTCTTAGAATAAACCTTTCTTCATATCATCTCTGATTGCATCTTCTGCAAATTCAATAAGTGCTCGACTGTAATCGTCAAGGCCCTTCCCGAGAATTTCTGCAGCATGTTCTCTTAACTCTCCCACCGGAACGTATTCGAGAACCTTTCTGAGTTCCTCGCAAGCCTTACCCAACTCGATCACATGTTCTGCTAAATACATAATGATACCTCCAAATAAATATAGATAGAGTTTCCTCTTCATTATAGGCGTTGTAAAATATGCGAAAACCAAGAGACCTTGCCCTTGCTGAGCTTAGTCTCTCGTTTTTGAGTTATTTCTCTTTAATTTCCTCAATTCGATATTGATGAATAATGTTGCCATCAGAATCGCGTTCATAGCGATATGTTACACCGTTACTCGTGTGTAATTCTTCTACGTTTGTTACCGCAGAACAACCCACGGAGCTCAATGCCATAATCACTAAAGTTGCAATGATAATAACCTTTTTCATAATAAATACCTCCAAAATGTAATTAGTAGAGTTTCCTCCTCATTATACACCTTGTCGATCCCGCGAGGCTTATAAAAACCAAGACACCGTGTAAATATCACGATGCCTCAGTCGAATGTCGTTACTCTATAACGGTAACATCTTCATCAGTCAAAACGATCGTATCGTCTTCTTTGTCTTTGTCTTCATCTACGCTCTTCTTTAGGTCTCTAGCATTCTTAATCACTTGGATCGTGCCAGTTGCTAAAGATGTGATTCCGACTAAAATTCCAATAACCGCTTTAACGTCTGTTAACTTTGCCATATTTTTCACCTCCTCATTATAGCAATTGTAATTATTGCGAAAAACAAATAGGCCTTGTTTCTGTTGATAAAACCCAACCTTAACCGGCTACGTCATGTGTCCAGTCAATCATGATCGTGTTCTCAAAGCCATTTTCGTCATACAGGTTTGTCAGATTAGAGCAAACGAAATGATATTCCTGAACCTCATGCAATAAGAGGGATTGTTTTACCAGCTTCCAACTGGTGTCTCCCGCCGAAACGGGCGGTCTACGATTAATCCTATTCTGTGGGTACTCCCACTTCAATCTCTCTCATTATAGGAGTTGTAAATATCGCGATAAATGGCAAAACAAAAGAGCCCGTGTAAATATCACGAACCCTTTCGTTCAAGCCATGTCTTTTTGCGACAAAACGAGGTTTATTTACTTTCTCATCTTCAGCCACTGAAATGCTTTGGAGTTGACAACACCTTCGTTCTCAGCGAATACAATCAGAAATGTGCAACCAACCTGAACGGCTCCTCCGACACAGGCTGCGATGAATTCCCAGGGAATCTCCTTAGGCTGTTTCTTCTTCGATTCCTCGATATCCAAAACCACCTTATTGAGTTTCTCCAGGTTTTCAACGCCCTGTTTGAATTCGTCACTCTCGATTGGATTTGCAAGCAATTCGTCAAGTAGTTCGCTTCTTGCTTCTTTGAATGACTCCACCTCCAAATCCTGTTTCTTGCTGAAGATTTTAAGTTTTTTAATCTCCATTTCACAGACCTCCTTTCCATGGTCTCATTATAGCCGTTGTAAATATCACGAATTACAGATCGATATACTCCTTAAAAAGAAGCCACATCTGCTCTGTAATCTGGATTTTACGACGATGATACTTGAGCGTTTTCCCAAATATCTTAATCTCAGACCAAGCGAATACCCACAGGCACCCACCATCAATTCCGACCTCCATTAAATGCTTTGCCATTGTTTATGCCTCCTTTTTAACAAACGATTGAGCCAGTTACTAACGTGTTCGCTGGGATAGTGTCTAGAGTTTTTAACCGAGCATCCGATTTAATCATAACACGATACTCGTTGCCATCTGAGTCGTGTACCTTTACGAGAATACCGGCGTCGCTCAAACCAGTTTTCTGCTCGGCTTGTATAAGGTTTTGGCATTTGGCACCTCCTTACTTAACTTTTGCTTCCAGCGCCGCAATACGATCTAGTAAATCCTGAATGTAGACCTTTGTGTTCGGATCGGTTTTGAAACCCTTCACACCGTAATGGTCATCGTATAGGATACCGCACTGCTCAATGTCACCATCGCTATCAGCTGAGATGATTTCTTCGTTTTCGTCGAACAATATGAGTCTGATAATTTCTCCGGTGGTTTTTGTCGTGACTTTGTATCCGCATGGCATGCTGTGGCCGTATTTGTTAACCGTACCAATCTCGCATCCGCTGACATACTCCTTGAATACGATTCTTCCAGGAAACGAGTTAGCCGAGCCAGATTCATAGGTGAAAATCTGATCACCAATCTGGATATCAGTCCCTTCCAGAGACGGATTCGCCGTGATCTTGTCATATGTTGTTTCTCCGTTCATCCAACGATAGACTGGATAGTTAATACCGGATGAACCAGATTCATAACGAGATGTAAAACCCGGAATTACCCGGCCCATTTTTTCTTTAATACTGTCTACATCTGTAGAAACCGTCGTAACCTGTTCTTTTGTGTTTGTCACTGCACCACTGAGGAGTTCAAAACCCTCAGCAATAGCGCCTCTGACATCTCTCCCGAATCTTGCTTCCTTGACTAGGAGAATATCTTGCTCTAATGATCCCTGAGCAGAGGGAATAAGGTCTGCCATTTTGAATCATCCTTTCAAAAAGTTAATCGATGAAATACGTCATATCGCACCGATACGAATTAGCAGGGTTGAATGTCGATGAATTGCTTCCTGCCGGTATAAACGACAACCTGCCGGTATCGAGGAGGAGTGCGTCAAACCAAATCTTTTCCGTTGCAGTTGGTATAATACCGTGCGCTCTTTGCAGCATAGACGGACGATAGCCCTCCGGTATCGTCGCTACATTGTGTGTCGTTCCAAACGCTGTCTTATAGTTGACACTAGCCTCAAGCCGGACTAGTTTGCCATATTTTCTAACTTTAATGACGCTCGAAGAACTTGGATACGTCGTATTGCCGGTGGCAGCCAAGGGGCAGGTTACCCATCCAGAATCAGTGAGAGTGGTGGCTTCGGTGGCTTTAGCTACGGTGCTGGTCAGAAACGCCTGATCGTAATAGGCTGTGTCGGCGACAGTTCCTTCCGGTTCATCAGACTGTATCAGCCGCTGAGATGTCCAGGATTTGTATTTGCCATATACGGCATAATTTCCGTTCCAGTACGTCCACGGCAAATACGCCCAAACCGTATATGTGTCATGCGCTGTCGGTATCACTTTAACTTTGACACCACTACAGTTAATGCGATATACTGTGACGCCGCACGCTTTTGTTGCTGACTCAGTGGATTGCCATCCATCCTTGATCTGAATTTCAAAAGATGAGTTCTGGTTCGCACGACCATTTGCTCCGTCTCCGGATAAGATACGTATAATCGCCGTATTAAAATTTCCAGACGAAACCAAAGTCCCTAATCTGTACCATTGTGCCGTTCCGCCAGCACCGTATATAACAACAGCACTGTTGTTTAAATTCATAAATCTAGATGCATCTAAATCATCCAGTTTTTTCTTATCCGCCGCAGTCATCAGACCGTGCGTAGACTGTGTGGCATCGTTGTAGGTGGTATCAGTGAATTTCGCATTCGCGGGTACATCGGAATTGATAGAATGCGATATTGGTGTTGCTACACCATTCGCTGCGACATAAACAGGCTTTGTAGCAGAACCAACCGCCGTATTTGCTCTATGTGTTACAGCCGTAGACTTGTCTTGCTTGCCGGAAATATCAGGGATTGTGGGTTTGTTGGATAGATCGTTGTAGTCACCGGTGAAAGCGACGTTGGAGGCGTTTTGAGATGATAGGATTACATCAGTTCGCACCACGCTGTCGTAATGGTACTTTTTGAGATAAGCATCAACAGCATTAGTTTTTGTAACTGGTTCGAGAGCCCCGCCTTTAAAACCGGTTTGATAATCGATAAATACGGATCCATTCACATCCTGTATTTTTTTCATGGATTCCTGGTCAACACAAATACGATATACTACGGAGCGCTTTTCAAAACCCTCGTTAACACCAGGTACAGTGTACAAAACAGTCCATTTTATATTTTGCGGAGATAAAACAGATGGCACGAATATCTCAGCACGATTAAATCCGCCAGGGGTCGACCATATATATATATCAAAACCATATTGTAACGTATCATACTTCATATAGAAATGAGCATGGATATCGCATGACCCGCTCACCCAATCATCCGACTTAGCGAAGAGAATATCGCCTATAGACGCATATTTGTCGGTGTTTTGTAAATCCCCATAGCCTTCGTTGTATAGTGGATTCCACCCCATAACACATGTCCCGGCGTTGGGAACTATGATTTCTGTATGTTCTCCAGCCGAATCTCGTAGTGCTACAGATGGCGGGTGGCTAGCATAATCAGTGTGTAAGGTAGCATACTGAACAAAAGCATACGTGGTATCCGAGTCAACGACACTACTACTAGATCCGTCTGAGCCTATCAATGTAATCTTGTCGCCAGTTTTGCTCAAAGAATATGTCGTATCCGTTCCGCCGGAAACCTCAACCTCTGAAACGGATCCATCTGTTCCTTCCATTTTGATTGTGTCACCGGTTTTTGATATGGTGTATTTAGTATCATCGTCTGGTACGGGATACTCGTTACCTAAATCGGAGCGCAGGATTATCTTTCCATCTTTCTTCGTGAGGTCGTATGTTGTATTTCGAGACGGAACACCCAAAGCAAATAAATCTTCTTTCGTGACCTTGTCAACACTACTAACGTGACCAAGCGAATCGTTCGCCACTTTATACAAGTCGAGTGCATGCTCTGTGTATCTCGGGTGAGTATAACCACCGCCAGAACCAGACGATGAGCCACTTGAGCTTCCAGAATATCCATTGCTCTCGGCCATATTTCTTTCGAGCGTTCCGTTAAGCACGTATACTGAATTCTCTGGTCTCTGCAAATCAACGTCGATTGATGTAACGTTCAGATACGTATCAACGCCATGCGGCTCAGAGATAATATGTACCGAATCCATTAAGTCGATCATGTTGTAATCTGCGCCCATAAACGTCATATCAACACCGGTGATCGTCACGTCACGTAACGCACTTGTCCACGAATTCGGTCCAGATTTACACTCGACAATATTCAGAGAGTCGATTGCGTTGATGCTCATTCCGATAAGCTGTTCACGCATTGATAACGTACCGACGTCTAAATCCCGTATGATCATACCGTATTCTTCGGCAAGGTCATCCACCACAATTACCGATGGATACTCGGATGAGATATTCTCTACATGCCATTTGAGTTTTTTTATCGGAGTAGTTCCGGCAGCTCCAAGTTGTTCTCCGGTCAGAGTAGAAGAACGATCCCTGCCTTCAAATATTCCGTATGGATGAATTGCAGTCCAGAAAGATGACCCATCTTCGTTTTCGGTATAGTCTGTCAGATTCTCGCCGAAACGAATAGTCTGACTTTGGTGGTTTTCGTTTGGTTCTTTCAGTGTGCGAGCCAGATGAAGTTGCATGCCATAAATACGGTCAAGACCGTTTGGAGCGTCTGTCTCGACTAATGAAACCCAGTAATATCCGTTAACTGCGTCTAATAGTCCAGTCACCAAATCCAGCATTGTCATGTCGTCCGGATTCAGGATACCACTAGTATTAGCATAATTTGTTTGTGATAGACTCGCCTGATCGAAGAAGAAATTCTGAGTTTCCTGGTCGTTTGAAACGATCGGTTCAAGCCCCCAGTATTTTGTTTTATACTGGTTGTTGGCTTCAAATACGACGCCCGGTATATGCAAAGGGGCTTTTGGAAGTTCAAAAGATCCCTCGGTTGTGTGTGCGTATACGTAGCCGGACACATCGTAGCTACGAAGCTTATGGTGAACATTATCTTGAATATCATTCCAACTGGAGTAAAGCAACGCCCCAACCGGTTGACTGGCATTCCAGAAAATCCCTCCTGAATCATCTCTGTATATGACGTCATTCAAATAGCTAAGACCGCCTTCACAATGGATGGACTTTACTTTGTAGATGTCTGTATCAACGGTCAGAGCACGTCCGAACCAGATGATCTCGTTTCTTTGCCTCGTGCCGTTTTTCTCTGGGGAGTCTGAGCGTATCACGATAAACTGGGTTTTCATCGGAACGATCTTCTCGTAGCCGACATTGTCTGGAGCGATTGAGAATTCTAGTGTCCCGGCTGAGTTAACCTCAAGATGGAGCTTGGGGTCTGAAAGTCTGAGAGACTCGTCGTATACATCATCGTCGTAAATCAAGATTCGATCTTTAACATACGGAGTGTTGACAATGTAGATTTTATACATTACAGATACCCCCTTCTAAATCTCATGGTTGTAGGACCTGTTGGAGTCCTGTAGTTTTTAGTATCGCCTTCTGGCTGGAAAATCCACATAGCCAAGATGCACCTGTTAGCCGGGTTTGACATCGACAGTGTAATTTTCTCATTTGTATAGCTTTGCGGTCCCAGAGTCGTCTTATCATAAAACGAATATCTGGTATCGTCTGTGATATTCTTTTCCTGGTTGTACAAATACCAGCAGAACCGAACTCTGCCATATTCAGCGTCTGGGTTTCTGCCGTAAAGCGTAAACTCTGGTCGAAGCGGCATGCGTCCAAGGGGCACACCATAAGCCAAGTCTGAAGGAGAGACCTCTACGGTGTCCTTCAGTTTATTGAACATTGACACGTACGGGGATGTTTTCTTGTCGTCGTCTGTCAAAATTAAACGAGGAAGATTGGAGAAATCGATTCTGTACGCATTATCCGGAACTTTGTCCACCGCAGTCCCGATGAAGTCACTATACAATGGAATGTCTGTAAACAAATCACCAATCGTACAATGGCGCTCGAAATCGAAGTTATCCCAGAGTTCAAGTTCATCGCTCGCTGTAACTTCCATTTTGAATGGTTTGAAGTCATAGTTGATTGAGATGCTTGACCAATGGTCGTCATTACCCCAGCTATTAACCTCACAAACTCCTTCATAGTAATAATTGGGATCATCCCATAGAATAGCCTTTACTCTGCGCCCATGAAGATATCCCATGATTGTCGAGTATGCTACGTCCCACGGTCTTACCCCGTTCATTACCTTGAAAGTAACAGATCCACTGCGATTGTCGTATGTTGGAATACCAGTAAGTACATACGTGCAATCGATTTTCCCGTATCCGCCGGGTATGTCAATAGTGTGTCTCTTGACCGATGGCGCTGAAATCACCGGCCGCTCGGAGGGCACGATGACCCAGTCTTTGGCTGTATTCTGAGAATAGAACATTTTATGAATCGCATTTCCGCTAGCGCTAACCTGGTCGTAATCCTCGTCCGGAAAAAGCTGAGTCTTAGCGTCAAAGAAAGTGATTGAATGCTCTTTCGTCATTTCCATTCCTTCAGACCAATACATATGTAACCCTCCTTTTAGGTTTTAATTTCTTCTTACTCGCTGAACCGAGATTCGTCCAAGAGCTTTATCCATAGGTCTAGCAAGCTGTCCAACCACGGCGCCTGTATCCATGACCATTTGGATGTTTTCCATGTTTTCTGATAGTGTTTGGATGTCAGATCTTAATTCATAAATTGCGTCAACAATGTCATCGCTGCTAAAGTCAACACCAGATAATGTATCTGCCAAGTCAGCAGTTAACGAAGTTCTCATGCCGTTGACCGAGATGGCGTGACCATTCAGCATAGACGATATCGCTGATTTTCCGTATTGTATATTTGACAGGTCGAGCGCTGGTCTTATCGCATTCATGGACGTATAGTTAGTAGCAAATGGTCTCGATAAAATATCGTTAAACGTATTCATGGTATCCTTAGCGCACGTTTCGGCACTGGACAACGCATAATTGGCCTTATCTTCCATACCGTTTCCAAGGCCTTCCATCAGATACTCACCCATTTCTGCGGTTTTTCGAGAGGGCGAATGAATATCAAAAATGTCTCCGAGCCCGTCTAGGATGTCTTGACCGACACCTTTAACTTTATCAACAACCCAATCTTTAGCATCTTTAATTCCGTTCCATAAACCTTCGATCAGATTCTTGCCAATATCCCAAATGCTATCAAAAGTTTCTTTAATGCCATCTATCGCATCTTGTACAAAACCTTTGAATTTCTTAACAAGCGGAAGTTCCTGTATGCCTTCCCACAGTTTACCGATTAATTCTTTACCTTTGGCTGCTATTTTGAGAAACAGCTTGCCTATCGACATTATCATTTTCCAAACAGCATCTAGAAATTCGTCCCCGTGTTCGTCTATCGCCGTTGCCAAAGAATCGATAAATGTGATTATAAGGTTTACTGCAGATTCAACCAAATCCGGAATTTTAGAAGCAAGTCCATCCATGAATCCTATCAAAATATCAGCTGCGAGCTGTGTAATCTGATATATGTTGTCTCTGATCGCAGTTAACACTGAAACCAAAGTCAACAAAGCCGCTGCCGCGATTTGCCCAGAGGCATTTGCAATAGACTGTATAAATGCCACGATGCCTTCACCGATTGCCGCTAGCAAAACAGGTATAGCACCCGCGACAGCTGCAACCATGGCTGCAATAGCTGCTCCAGCTCCAGCTCCAAGCGCCATAAATGCAGTTAGTGCCGATACGAATAAGAAGACACTTCCTGCGGCTAGTGCCATACCAAGCCCCAAAGCAGCTATGGCTACACCAAGTGCCAGCATAACAGGAGTCAATGGTCCGAGTATCGCTGCTGCGGCTCCGATTACAACGAACGCTCCAGCCATAGCAAGTATGGCCACTAGCGCGCCTTTCACGCCTAAACCCGCTAGAACTTCCATAGAGTTAGCGAGTGTCTCAATCGCAATTGACACGATCACCAGCGCTGCGGCAGTCACAATAAGCTGTGGAGCCGGAACAAGCTTAGACAACAAGATCAATGATCCGACGGTTACCGCCATAGCGCCAGCGAAAGCCAGGAGACCAGTTCCAATTTCTTTTAAGCTCATCCCTGAAAAACTTTCGATTACCGAAGCAATAGACTTTAATCCGACAGAAAATACGACCAACCCGGCAGCCATCGCTACGAATTTTGCTGAGCCCGCAAACTTATCGAGCAGTATCACAGATCCTACAACTATAGCCATAGCACCCGCGAAAGTTAATAAACCTTTTCCTATGCTCTCCCAGCTCATAGAACCCAGACTCTGCAAAACATTTCCAAGAATGGCTATTCCTGCCGAAAATATAACCAGTCCGACAGACGCAGCTAAAAACTTAGCGTCGCCCGCGAATTTGGTAACGAGGATAACAGATCCTACAACTATAGCCATAGCACCCGCGAAAGTTAATAAACCTTTTCCTATGCTCTCCCAGCTCATAGAACCGAACGCCAAAATCGAGGAGGACAATATTTTTATCCCTGTCGCAAATAGCACCATTCCGACGCCCATAGATAAGAACTTGGAGTCTCCAGCAAACTTGTTAACCAGTATCAATGCTCCTATAGTGGCACCCATAGCAATAGCAACCGCGCCTAAGCCCTTTGCCAAGGTGATTAAGTCTGCCGAGCCGAGCGATAGCACAACGGCTGACAATACTTTCATCGCTTCGGCGAAAACATAAATCCCAATGGCTGATTTCGGACCGATGCTATCGAATTTTCCGATTTTCATGACGGTAGCAAATCCAAACATAAGAACTAGTGTGGCGACTAGACCCGCAACTAATTTGTCGGTTTGGATAGCACTTAGCAATTGCACTGTTTTTGCTAGACTTTTTATAGCTGCTGCAAATATCACAAGAGCAACAGCGCCCTTAACCATGCCTTTTGTGTCTCTGCTCAGTGTCCTAGACACGCCAACCAATGCACCAATTAATCCAGTCAGGATCAGAGCAGTGTTGGACAGTGTTTTTGGGTCTATCTTGGACATCTTATACAAAGCGCCAGCCAATATAGCCACTGCTGCGGACATCGCTATCATAGCTACTGAAACCGCGGTCATCTGCTTAACGCCAACATCGCCGGTCAACTTGGTCAGCGCTATCATTGATCCAGTGAGTTCGCCGAACAAAGATGCCATTGCGCCGATCGTCGGAAGCACTCGGTCTACGTTAATTAGCGAGAGAACAAGCATAGAACCGGCTAGTATAGCGATAGACACAGCGATATCCCTGAGTGCTTTAGACTTTATCGACGTTTGCATCGACTTAATACTACCAGTCAACGTATCAAACATTGTTTTGATACTAGCTGCCGCACCGTTAAGGTTGTAACCGATGCCTTGCAAATTCAGTAATAGGTTATTGAACGTTTGCGATAAGGTTGTAACCGATGCATTAACCGTGTCTCCGCTTTTCTTAAAAGTTTTCACGGCTGCGACTATACCACTGCCCGCCAGAAGTTTAATCAAATTATTTCCCAAAAAGTCTAGGGTTGATGTGTCCAAACCGGATACAAATGTTGTAACGAATGTTTTTACTGTATTAAACACTGCCGATATGACACTACCGATCGTCGTGAATATCGGTTTTATTCGATCGACGATGGCACCTATGGTATCTCCGATTTTGGAAAACAGGTTACCGATGTGCTCAAGTATTGTTGCACTCTTGCTCAAGCCGATAGAAGATGTGTCAATAGCATCTCCGCCACTCCAAATAGCTACTATGTCATTCTTAATGCCTTTTACAATCTCAAAGACCTTATCTTTTATTTTTTTTAGCAGCCCTAGTACTTTACCCAAGACTGTACCTTGTATGTACTCGTATAAGGTATTTCTTACAGTTTCAAACACGGTTGAAATGGTTTCGATAACATTCGTGAAAGCATTTTTAACAGTCTTTCCGACGTTTTTCATCCACGTTACGGCTGTTTTGAATGCAGAGACAACCTTTCCGAGCGTCGCTTCTAGGATTCCAGTTTTCCTAATCGAGTAGTCAAGACTTATTAAGAATTTTGCCACACTTTCCAAGCCATTTAGAATGACACTAGAACCTTTGCCAACGTAGCTAAATAGAGGCTTTAATACATTAAACAACGCTTTTGCTACTTGAAAAGCTATGCTAAACGCTGAAAAGAAACCACGTGCCACTAGATATAGCTTTCCGATAGTCTCCGTTGAAAACTTTATTTTCCCAGTCAGTTTGCCAATCCCGTCAACCACTTCAAATAGAGTATCTCTGAACGAGGATGGAAATACCATTTTGAATGAACTAGCCATTACCTTAATAACATTAAGCACGTTTTTTACACTAGTTGCCAAGTTTTTGAAAAGAGTATAAACCAGTTTAGACTCACTCTCAGTTAGCTTCAACTTAGAAGCAAATGCTTCGAAACGCTTAGTTAAATCAGCTAGTTGTTTTCCCGTTGTCTTAGGGAATACTTCTCGTATGGCTTTTGCTGCTGGTTCAACGGCGCTTACTAATGCTTTATATGCGTTAGCAAGTGCGTTTATCGCTGAATCGCGCCCTCCCATAGCTTTCCACTCTTTTAGCATTTCCAGACGAGCGTTGGACATGTTTCCAATTAGATCTCCGAGAGTATTACTAACTGCTGTCCATAGTTTCTTTGCCTCTTCGAAATTACCGATGATAACTTCCCAGCTGTCAGCCCATCCAGTACCTAATGCTTCTTTGAGGGTGTCGATTAACTGTTTGAATGTTTTTACTTCGGTAGCGGCTGCTTTCAATGTTGGATCTTCTGCAAATTTATTTAACGTTTTCAGCAAAACATCAGATGTAAGCCAGTTCGGATCAGTACTGGTGTCATCGCTAAGAGAATTTCGAAAGGATATGAGTCCTTCTTCCAAACCCTCTGGCAGTGTTTTTCCCATTTCTTTAGCCGTTTCAATTAGGCCTTTTTGGAAGTATTCACCGCCCATACCACCTGCGTTTTCTATTGACTTCCAGTCCATAAGCTTAACAACACCAGTGCTTAAAGCTTGAGACATCTGATACTCAGCTCTAGCCAAATCGGTATTGCTTGTACCCGTACCGGCAGCCAAATTAGAAAAGCCTTTGATCGCAGCAGTAGCTGTTTCCAAGTCAACACCCTGAGTTGTAAACTGCCCGATCGCTCTCGTCATGTCTTGAAAAGAATATACAGTATCATCCGCATATTTGTTTAATTCACTTAGCGCTTCGTTTACGTCATCAAGCGTTGTTCCTTTGCTTTTTGTATTAGTTAAAATGGTCTGAATGTTATCCATTTTGAGCGTATACTCATTCAAACCATCAGTAATAGCATCGGTAGATAATGCTTTAGCGATAGTTGTTCCTGCCGATATCGCTTTGTCAGTTATTTGCTGAATTGTACGCTGCCAGGCAATGCCCATTGTCGAAAATTTAGAATTCAGAGAATCAATTCCGGAAGCAACTCCGCTAAAATTCAGCGCTTTATTAATTGCGGCGCCTAAAGTATCTACCCCAGTCTTAACCCCAGAAAAAATTAGTGCTTTTTTTAGCTTTGTGAGTGTCCCTAGAGTAGTTTTGGCTCCAGCCTCGAATTGCTTATTATTGAATTGCATCTGAACAATGCGATTATCTATTGAGCTCATGTAACTTTAGAAACCTCCCTCCATGCTTTATCCGCCATTTTCTCGAATATTTTGGTCAACGCAGGATTTATGTAATCGATACCAGTAACGTAACCACCGTTTTTAGTTGCATGACCATATTGTATTAACATAGCAACTGGAATGTTAGTATTCCCAGCCATGTTATCATTAACCCATATGAGTTTTACCTCGTTTTTGCCGTATACAATCTCGTAATCCCAAGACTTTGCTGTTTTACCGGTAGCAACCGGAGTATTTCTAGCAAGAGCATCCACACCGAGTCTACCATACTCTTCCAGAATCGGTCGCAGATTTACGTTTGACGCTTTTCTCAAGAACGTTTCTGTATTCTTGAAATTACCTCCGGCGTTTACCGTTATCATTCAGTCACACTTTCTTAAGATACTTCGAATTACAGTATCCAGTATACTTTCCAGACTGTACCAGGTACCATTTTGAATTGCCCACGGTGGTATAGTAGCCGTAGCACTGCACCTTGGTTCCGTTCTTGAACGCTGTGACCACGTTATCGTTTGTAAGCTTACCTGGAATGTAACGGCAGTAAAGCGAGGTTGCAGTAACAGAGTAAGTACCTCTGATCGAATCCGACTTAGACTTAGCTGGGGCTACTTTTGAGTTTGATGCAGGTGCTGCAGGCTTGTGCACTGCGGTCGTAGTCTTAATGCCGAGCATCTGATTAACTCTAGCCTGAACTGTGTTATAGTCCAAGCCAAGAGCTGCGATCCGCTTCTTTCGATCCTCGCCATTTCCGTACTTGCCGGCGATGACATCCTTAGCGGCCTGTTCAACAGTGATGGACAGCTTTACAGTGGAAGAACTCGACGTAGTTGTCTTCTTACCCATCTTAGCAGCGACATCATTCTTGAACTTCTTCCAGTGCTGTTCATCATTGGTGTCAGTTCCACCGGCGCTAGCAGGTACAAACCACTTAGGGCATACTTTTTTGGTTACGTCGTAGTGGCGAATAATGCCGCCGTTTGTAGGATTGAGTCCATACTTCTTGCACAGCTCAGCGCACAGCTCAACAGCCGCGTTATACGTGGAATCATTGAATTTACCAGTCCAGTCCGGATGGCAGCACTCAATACTTACTGTATACGGGTTTGCCTGGTTTGTACACCAACTTTCTTCGTCCGGGGGGATACATCTTACAATCTCTCCGGTGAGACCAATAATGTAGTTTGAGCTTACAGAACGGTCTGTGCTGTTGAAATAGTTTCGATTAGCCATGGCGCTCGTACCCGGATTAGCTACCCAATGAATTGCGATGGCTGTGGTTCTTGTTCTCTTGTTACCTGGCCGATTATGTGTCAGGTACGCGTTTACGAAGTTCATATTTTCACCTATCCTTTGCTACCCCTAGCTTTTCTTCTAGCGGAGTTTAGACTTTTATTTTGGCTTAGAATACTTCTTTTTGACATATTCTGCGGTTTTTGTTGCTTAATATTAACAACACTGATTAATGTAAGCAAGCGATTTATATGCCATTTTTGGCATTCGAATGGTATGCCGAGAAGGACCATGTACGCATATATTACCTCGGAGGTCATCGTCTCTTGCCTTCCGTGACTTGATGCCTTATTATTTATGGTCGTGGCTGTGTTTGTGTCATTGCAATACTGCAAGATTTCGGTGAGGTTTGAACTGGTCAAGCTTTCGTATATAGACGGATTTGGATGGTTGACGGTCATACACTTTATGTAGTACATAAATTCTTCGTCAGTTATGTTTTTGAGAGTCTTTTTACTTAAATACGGTTTTTTGTATTTTTTCTCCCATTTTGAAATACTTACTAACGAATGTTCTAGTACTAATACGCCTTTGCATCCGACGTAATAAAATTCTTCCGCTATAGGATCCCATTTTTCACATCTTTGAAGGCGCAGTATTTTCATTGTTTTCTACCTTCGGAATTACTCCCTGCAGAAAATTGTTGAACGAATCGGGGTTGTCAAAGAACTCACAGATAAGCTGGTTATAGGCATCTGTCTGCTCAAATGCATCGCGCAGCTCATCACTTTTGATGAAACGACGATTGTTCTCAGATTTCACACCGTAAGATCTGAGAACGATGTCTTTGATCATCGGAAACACTTTTGTGGCTTCGGCGGTATTGATGATCGCTTTCATTCTCTCAACCATACCACCTTCGTATGACAATTCCATTTCGGTAAGTTCAGCACGATTCAAATTGAACCAGAAATCCTGTGTATATGTATTTCCTGCGTAATCTTCGCAAGTGATTGTTTTCTTCAGCATAATAAAACTCCTTTCGCATTGCGCGTTTTAATTCTTGTTGTATTCCTCTTGCATGATTGTTACTTGGGCGGCGCATTCGATATGTTTCTTATGCAACAGCTCATACATGGTCATCATGCCCTCCGGAGGCTCGCCATTCTGTACTTTACTATCGGCGATTAGCTTCTTAACCTGCCTATGGAGAGTGGTCATGTGACCCATCTCAACAGTAGATAACTCATAAAACGTCTTAGCCAATTCCGGGTTTGTCGCTTTTAGCTTATTTGCCCAGCATGCATATTCTTTAGCGCCGTTGACTTCATCGTCGATCATGTCAACCAATGTTGCGATAATTTCCATTATAATCTCTCCTTGGCTCGGGGATGGCCCTAGATCCCAATTACTTTGACCCGAACGTACGTCAAAAACCCCATAGCAGATTCATGTCATTTTGAATATTGTGGATTATGCTTCTGCATCTTCAAGGATCTGCAGAATTTCTCCCGGAAGCGGCAGTGTCGGAGCTGTGGTTACTGTGCCATACAGCTTGTCCTCGATTGCCTTGAGCTTAGCCGCACCCTTAGCATCCTTCAGCAATGTTGCTGAATCGATGACCAGATGCGCAGTCGGCTTATGACCAGCCACGTTGATCGGGTTGGTTGTGACTTCCCAAGAGAACGTGATAGCTTCCGGAGAGTCGTTAATCGTTGCATACGCTCTCTCAGATGGAGATGCTGTAGCGTTGTATACGAGATGCAGCTTGTAACCGTAATCGTTACCCTTAACATCGTTACCCTGAACAGATCGGAAGCAGAATCCGAATGCTTTTCTTGACTGCTGTCCAATGCTTACTCCAGGCGCCAAATCTACAGAGCCATCGCATTCGCCCCATGCATCCGGATAAGTATAAGCTTCGATCGTAGCGCCAAATTCTTCAGCAGAACGAAGAGACAGATACTTAATGTCGTCAGCATACAAAGCAGTTTCTTCTGCTCCAGACGGAGATTCGGTCACAGCGGTCAGACCGTTCCAGGCTACACCAACGCCGTATTTTCCTTCGTCTGTCATAACGTAGAGGACACCCTGCTTAGTACCGGTTTCATAAAGTCTTTCGCCAGTCTCGTCCCAGGTCAAAGGTCCCATGGCCATACTATCTTCCTCCTTTAGTAATAGATTTTGAACACCTCATGATTGAGATTGTTCGACGTGAAATGACGATCATAGATACACGTTTCAAACCCGTAAGCCAGTTTTTTAATTAATGGATTATCGGGATCAGCACCTATGAGTGTAACAGTATATCTCAATGCAAAAGCGTATGGCATATTATTGGCAAATTGAGTATCACCATCAGATCGCTCGTACACTATGCAAGGATACTTCATTTTAACAGTTTCGGGAGGCTGAAAATAGACATTCCGGCTCCCAAGGATATCGCACAATTCTTCATGCAATTTAAGCCGTCGGTCCATTATACACACCTCCAACCGTCAGATTCAATCTCGGATAGGAAATATCAATGTTAGTGACTTTCCAATATGCTCCGAGAAATTTAATGTAACGGATAGCTGAGAAATGCTCATAGGCAAAAGGATCTGCAACGATGGAGATCTGATTCGTAATGTTTACGTTATCATTCAGCGTTTCGGTTCCTTCCCATCGGCTGGCGGTTCGCGTAAGGTCTCCTCGATACGTACGCTCCTTAACACGTTCTGTCCACACGCCAGGTCTGGTTTCTTCACTAACCGCAAATCCTATAATTCCGTAGAATTTTGCCATTTTGATTTCCTTCCGTTAAATTCGTTCTTAGCCCGCAGTAGCTACTCTGTGCTCGAAGCTGATTGCAGAGTACGGCTTGGTCAGGGCGCCAGAGATACGGGTTTCGATCAGATACTTCTGCTGGTTGTAGTCGATATCGAAGTCGTCAAACATGGTTACCTGACCGCCAGCGTCTGTACCGATAGTGTAGTCGATCGGATTTACCAAGATACCGTCCAGAAAATAATCTTCTTCCTTGGTATCGCCGAGTGCCTCGTCCTTGACATTATGCTTCATACCTTCCATTACCGGTACAGTAACGATCTTGGAAACACGCATAGCAGTTGCCAGGTCAGCAATAGAATTGTACAGCTTTCTGCCAGTTGTGTCTTCCAGCAGGAGCATTTCGGTCAGCACATCTTCTGTAGTCCAGAATGTCGGATTGCCAGAACCCTTGTATTCCTTACGAGCCTTTACAACTCGCTTGATCAGATCCTTAGCACGATCGGACTCGGTAGTTGCTTCAGCGTACTGAGTGCGAGCCTTTACGGTATATACGTCGCTGTCGGTCCAGATCGGGCGAATATGATCCTCGGATACCTTGTCTTCGGCTACAGAGCTACGACCGTCGCCAACGAGAACCGCACGAGCAATTTCCTCATCCAGCATAATACGCATTTCGCCCTTCAGCCAAGCGACCACGTTGAAGTCGGTGATGTCCAGAATATCATCGCGATCCAGTTTCTGCTTCTTGTAAATGGTCTGCGGATCAGTGGAACGCTTCAGCAGAGCGATAACTTCCTCCAGCTTCTTCTTTCCCTTGGTGTAACCCTTTGCACGAGCTTCGTCGGCAGTGATGTTTGCGTGGATAGACTTAATACGAGTAAACGGAGCGTGCTTGGTAGCGCCCATCAGAGTACTTACCCACTCAGTCTCACGCTTGATGAAATCCGGAGATTCGCTGATAGCCTTTGCATCCGGAAACAGCAGGTTGATGTCTGTGATGCCGTACTGATCAGCGTGGGACAGAACAGATTCCTTCAAAGAACCCATTCGCTTTGCGTCTGCGAAGATTTCGCCCATATCTTCGTGAGACAGTACGAACTCCTCGGAATCGTTTTCTGCGTCAAACATGTTATGCTTCACGTCTTTATCCTCCTTATTTGTGTTATTGTCGCCGCCAAGGGCTTCACCGACCATGTAATACAGAACGTCTTTCTGTTCTTCGGTCATAGAGTCGATTACATCCTGAATGGTCTTTTTACTTTTCGAATCGGCCACGTTTTTTTCCTCCTTCTCGTCGTCAGCGTGCTCAATATCGCCATGGGAGATCGGACCCTCTGGATCCAAATCGATAGCATACGGCTCGCTGTAGATGAATGCTTCGTTCGTTTCATTATCAACGTCGTCGTGCGCTACGACTTCGTCGATATATGCACCAGGATTTGCTCCAGCCAGAACAAGACTAACTTCACGAATTGTACCGTGAATAACATCTGAACCGGCTTTCTTGATATGGTTAGCAAAAATAGACAAGCCATTAATATCACCATGCTTTACCAGATGCTTAGCATATTCGCCATTCTCCGTGTCGTTAAACAGGCCATACGTGTAAACTCCGTCAGCTCTATTCTCAAGCAAGCACTTACCCAGCACGTTAGTAGGCTCATTGTGTCGGTGAGCCCAAACCATCGGCACTACCACGCCATCGCAATCTTTAAATGCATTATGACGGATAGTCAGACCATCGGCGCATCTGCAATCGTTTCGAGTCGCATAGCCACCGAAGTCGTATTTAGCAAATTCTTCTGCCATTTTGATTTATTCACCTCGTTTTAATCCAGAACTTGTGCTCCGGACTTCTTGATAATCGAATCAATGTATTCGGATGTCTTCTTATCAAAACCCAAATCGTTCAGGTATGCTACCGTTAGTTTACGACCCAAATTATTTGCGTAGTCGTTAACGTATTTTCGTCCTTGTCCAGTAACAGCATACGTGTTGGACGTCGGGGCATCTTCAAAAGCTTTATCCCATGCTTTTGCATATTCTCGATCATAATCATTTACTGAGATTTTTCCTTGATCAAACATTCTGTCAAGATTATCCGTTTCTCGAACAGCGCGCTTATACTGTTCGCTTGTCTCCCACGCTTTCTGTTTCTGCTTCTGGAATTCGTGAATTTTTTCAGACTGCTCGCCAATTCCTTTATCCCTACGCCATCGATTGCTAAAACCGTATTTTTCGCTTCGCGCTTTGTTAACGGCTTTCTACATCTCTTTTCTGACGGAATCTGGACTCATACGGTCAAGTCTTTTTCGACCTGCTTCAGTTAATGTCCCATCCGGATTCTGATAACGTCGTACACCCCACTTTTGACCTTTAATACCATGGTGCTTGATTACTGAGTCATAGTGGATTCCGTAGTATTCCATTTGAATCACCTACTTTTTATTTCTTTTGTACTCATTTTTGGCGTTATCAATGAGTTTTTTTATCTCGTTACCGACTCGTTTCTTATCTTCGTCGCTTAGGCGTTTTATACGTTTAGAAATCGATTCAGTGATTTCTTTTCGCAATTCTTCTGCCCGGGTTTTCATCTTCTCACGCTGTACTTCGGTGACAGTGCGTCCGCTGCTATTCTCCGTTTTTTGCGAACTGCCAGGTGATAAAGTACTTTTAACCCCAGGAACTCGTCCCTTAAGCTCACGTCTCTGCATATAGTATTCGTGTGCTTTAACTGGATCATAGTATTTCGAGGCGTAGTGATAAATCTCATCGTCATTCGGCATCGTTATCACCCGTTTCCTCGCCGCTCAGAATTCCGTCGATGTCATTTTGAAGTTGTTCAAGCACACTGTTAACCTCATCAGCTCCACCAACCGTCGTTCCAGCCTCTCCATTATTTGCAATGTTCTTATTGACCAGTTCATCAGCTCTAGGCTCTGAACTAGGCTTGTAGCCAATGATGGCTCTGAACTCGTTCGAAGACAGGATTTCATTTCGAGTAAATCTGTCTGCCAGATCAGCAAGCTGTGTAGTAGGTACAAGCTTAAATGGATCTCTGAAGAACTCGATAGAATGCCCTTGAGTTCTAGCCGTTTTGGTCAGCCACTTGCGTTTCATCTCGATTGTAATGACTGAGAGGAATGGTTCGATAACGCGGTTATAGTAGTTTAACATTGTCTGCTCATTCGCTGTTCCATCGAAAATTGTTTTGTCCATGCCGAGCTGACCGAACAACATGTTCGTCAAATACTCTATCTGAGACATGAGGTTATTCTCAAGAGAACGATTAAGCTGAATAACTCGCTCGGTACCGTCTGTATAGGCGATACCGTATTTGGAATTAGCGAGCTGATCCTCGATCATTTGCTTACGGCGATTAGCCTGCTGCTCTTGAGCTTTAGTCTTGATTGTGTATGGAAGCTGAATGATCAAATCCAACTTACTCGATCCAGACTGCTCATCGATAGCATCCAGCAAATTCAATTTTCGAATCAGCCGTTTAAGGATACCATTCGGCTCGTTCATAACCGAGTAAAATGGATTCTCGAGAAGAACACAACATTTTTTTGCAACTCGTAGATTCTTATGCTGACAAGTTCTGTCGTCGTAAATATCCACGGTAACGTAATCTGCAGACCATTGAACAACTCTGCCAACGCGCATACTGTAAATATTATACGAATCGTTGGTATTTGGATCGACGTCACTTTCATATGGAACTACAGCGACGCATCCTTCGTCACACATAGACATTACCATATCCTGAACGAAAGCACGATATGTCTGGTCCTTATTGGGGGAGAGGGTTAGACAATCGTTTAAGCTGTCTGTTATAGTCTCAACGAAATTACCGTTTACGTCTACCTTGACGTGTTCCATTTTGATCGATGCGACGTCAAGTGCGATTCGATTGTAGATTGACATGATGATGGAACGTTCGTTACTAATGAATCGACGCGTTCTATCAGGTTTTGACGAAGATACTATCGAACCAGCACTAGCGTCAAGCTTTTTGTATTCGTCTGTGGGATCTCTGATAAAGAAAGCATTCCACAGTCTCTTTCCTAAGCCCATAGAGACCCTCCTTTTATTCGTAACTATCTTTATGGATCTTAAAGGCGACAAACGCGTCTATCAGTGCGGACACGTTATCGATCTTTTGCTCGTAGCGTTTTTTCAAAAGCTTACGATTTCCATTTGTGTCTTCCAGTGTAATACAGTTGCCCATGCAGTAAGTCATAAGACTTTCATCGTGAAGCATACACTGATCCTCGGCCATTTTCTTAATCTCGCCTAGGGGAACACTTTCTGTTTTTGCGCCCTGGATGACTTTCTCGACACCATATGGACTGTTTTCCTTGCACCATCTCTCAACGAAATATTGTGCATTATATGGGTCATAGCCAAAACTACGAATCTCGTAACTACACGAGCGTATATGTCGGTCCAGATCGTCAAATACATTGTCTATGTCCAGAACGGAGCCATTCATGACTACCAGGGTTCCCTCTTTCATGAATTCCTCGTATTTTGCTCTCATGGCTAATGGCAGTTTGAACAACGTGCGCTCTGTTATGTAGCTTCGCACTTTGCATGCAAACGTACCATCTGGTAATGGGAACAAAAACGTGAATGCACAAAAGTCATCACCCTGTGACAAATCGGCTCCAAGCGAGCAAGGCATGCCCCAGTAAGACCTTTTTCGAGTTGGTAGGGTTTCCTCGTAAGTGAAAAAATAGGTGTAACCCTCCATCGGAAGTCCAAAACGTTTTGCCAAAATATCGTTTCTGGCTGACGGATTCTGCTCGGCTTTCTCAACTGCTTGCTGGTAGACTTCGTACGTTACAGTCTTTCCAAGATTGGGGTTAGCTTTTACCCACATAGCAGGATCGGCCACTTCTTTTACGTCGTCTAGTTTATACCACCAGATTGACACGTGTGGATTGACGTATTCGCCTTTAAGGATCTTCATGAGTTCCATTTTGATTGAATCGCCAGGACCGTTTCGAACTGTACCCTCAGAACTAGATGCTATGATAAGATAATCATTGTTCTTAGAGGCACCTTGTTCGATTGCTTCAACGACGTCCTCTCGAATGTCGCCAGAAAGCCACTCGTCAACCGTAGCTAACACGCATTTCATACCCTGAAGCTTATCAATGGACATCGGTCTGACTTCAAGGAGGCTGTTTGTGAACAGATTCTCAATACCTTTCTTCGTGGCCGCTAGTTTCACGCCCTCCGGAGAACGAGTATTGTGCACTGACCCTTGAGTATAGAATTTAAACAGGGGTCCTGGCGCTCTGGTAATAGCCGTTCTGAATGGGGCCATTACTTCATCAGCCTGTCGCATCGTCGGAGCTGTTGTAATCTGCGAGGTAGTCTGAGTGTTGACTGTAAGCTGATAAGCCTGGTGCGTTTCGTCATAGACAGATTTAGCTGCGCCACGAGCAATAATCAAATACTGCTTATTGATAAGCCGTTTCTTGATTCGCTTTATGACATAATGCCCACTAGAGTGATCTTCGCCAGGTTCGTATACGCTTATCTCGACGAAATAATACCACCCATAAACATCTTCAGCCCAAAGCTTAAACGTGTCGAGCAGCCTCATCGGAGAACCGTCGGTTAAGGTCAATTCGTTTTCACAAAATTTGATATAACCCTCAACTGCTTGATCGTCATAGTAGAAATTCGGGTTGGCAATGTTGTCATCTATGCGATTCATTTGCATAGAGATTTCTCGATTAACAGGGATTTCACCGCGTAACACGGCTTTACGAAATTCCCCATAATATCGAGGCGTTGCTGTGTTACTTAGCGACATTTGTTACTCCTTATTTTTTCGTTTTAGCACTTTAAGAATTTCTTCTCTTGATAGCTCGGTATTTGGATGTTCCTCAAGGTATTTGTTTACCTTACGACGCTCCGATAACGTTTTACCAACCATTGCGCCGGAGCTAATCGCAGCGGCAGGCATACCGATTTGTTTTGCTATAATGCCAGTCATGTATTTTTTGAAATTTTTGTCAATATCTGAATCCGGTATCACATTACCCGATACTTTCTCGACTGCTTCTTTACCAAAGAAAATGGTAGGACTTTTAGCTACCGCTCGATAACCACTGTAACGAGAATCGTTAATATCCAGCAATGCGCCATACCCGCGTTTTTCAAGTTCAGAGTAAAATCTCTTATCTAAGCCTTTTTCCCGAATTGGTTCCGTTACAAGCGTTTGATTGAACAAATCATATGCTTTTTTAGGGTTAGTATCCATAAGTTTGACAGCTTTTGAAGTATCAGCAGGTACAGTATATGTGAATATATTTTTAACATCATCTTTGAACGCACTATCTTTTGATACTATGTCAGCAAAGACACTTCGGGCAGTATTAACGGATGGAACTTTCAGATCTCGTGTAACTTTAATTTTGTTATTATATACGTTAACTGCATCACCTGAAATATTGATCGCCTCAGCAATTTGTCGTTTTTCTTTTGGAAATAGCATTCGATACGCGGTTTTATCGTGTTTATTAACCGCAGCGTAAAAAGGTGCATCTTTGAAAGAAACATCTGGATTCATTCCAATATTTTGTATCGTTTTTCCGGCTTTTATTGTCTTGTCAACGTAATCTTGCCCGATTCGTGTTGCGGCTTTCTTTGCTATGGCTGCTACTGCCACAGTTGCGACTGCACCAACTACTAGCTCAGTTTTGATTCGTTGCTTTGCTTTTGCTTGCGATGCGGATTCCGAATAACCTTGGCTTACATATTTATCAACTAAGTTCTGTTTGTGCTTTGCAAACGGATTAGTAAATGAAAACCCAAGTTTTTTCTTCCGTCCAAGAGGAGTAAGTGTTCCGTCTTTGTTTTGATAGCGACGTACACCCCACTTCTGGCCTTTAATTCCGTGGTGTTCGATTACTGAGTCGTAGTGGATTCCGTAGTATTCCATTTTGAATCACCCGCCTTATTTACCAGTCAATTCTTTAATGGCCAGTGCAACGCTTAATGCAGATGCTGTAGTGGCTAAGGCTGCGGTTCCGACTTGAAATGCTTTCTCTGCGTATTGCCGTCCTTTGCTCACTTGTGGTGCGTTAAATACATCATTATACTGTCTCTCAAGATTGGCTCGATTTAATGCATCTCTCAGTTCTTGATCTGTAAAATTTGTCAAATCAAGTGGCGAAACGTTCTTATTCTTTGTGATGGTCTTAGATAACTCAGACAGGTTTCTTGACAAATTTGAACCTTCGGAAGCCACGCTTTTAGCTCGAGTATAGTCCTCTTTAGCATAGCGTTTTGCATCCGGAATTAAAATATCTTCACCCTTTTTGGTTTTTTTAGAGTACATTCCGGTTATTTCGTCATAATCCTTATAACCGCGTTCACTAGCGTCCCGGTCATATCGTTTCTTTCCAGCTTCAGTTAATGATCCATCAGAATATTGATAACGTCGTACACCCCACTTCTGGCCTTTAATGCCGTGGTGTTCGATTACTGAGTCGTAGTGGATTCCGTAGTATTCCATTTGAATCACCTACTTTCTTCACATACTTGATCGAAGATACGCCAAGGATTGCGCCGAGAGCTGTATCAATCGCGATGATTGTACTCGTGATCTGCTCGCCATATGGAATTCCCCAGATCATGGAGATAGCCGAAAACAATGTTGCGATTGCCGGGAACACCACGAGAGCAACCCATTTAAGAATGTCGTATACTTTATTAGACATGTTTTCACCCTCTTTCGCTGTTCTTCTCATCTATGTCTGCAGCTTCTTCAGGGCTGACAATTCGCAATTGTGCACAGGCATTATAGCCTATCTCGCAATCCCCATTTCCGCCCATCTCTCGATAAGGACGGTACAGATACTCCAAAGTCTGTTTTTCTTTTAGGGTGATTGCTCCTCTGCGAATACATTTGTCAGTCAAGACCATAATTTGGTAATGACCGAGTCCAAGCAGCATTTTGGATGAGACCAGTTCGTTGCTTTTCTTCTTGTCTTTTCTGCTGATCAAAAATTGAACGAACGATAATACTCCCGAAGATGTTAACGCTGTGATTACAGCAATGATTATGGATCTCGTTTCAGGGCTCATCTGTTTCCTCCAATCTAGGATCAACTTCGACATTCATTCTCCACTCCAGTTCCTTTATCTCGTCTTTAATGGACTGCTGTGTGAACGAATTAGCTGGCGGATCGAAAACAAGTTTGACTTTAAGATATACATACGTCTTAACTTCGCTAAGGATTGACTCGTCTTCACCAAGAAAATCAATCCAAGCTTCATCCAATCCGGTAATATTAAAACCGCTAACGCCTACTCCGAGTTGATTGAGGATGCGTAGCGCGGAATTAATATGGACGATCAAGTCTGTGTCAAAACCAGTGAAATCGTCGTCCTCGACTCCACCGATCATTTTCTTAATTGTTCTTAATATGCTGTCCACGACTGTTACCTCCGTTAAACTGGAGACAGTCGGAATTAGCATAGCCTTTCAAACCGTGCTCTGAAACTACTTTGAAGAAGTGTTTGTCGTCCCAGCTCCAAGCTTCGTCGTTAATGTCAACTTCTACGGTTTCATCCATTTTGATTTCGCCGCACGTTACATCAGACAGCTCGGTATCAGACGGATCGGCACGGAGTGACATAGCTTTGCATCCGACGATCTTAGCTTTCTTCATCTTATCACTTCCAGAGACATGTATCCCCCGGTTTCCTTTCGCCATTTGGGATACTAAGTTTATTGTCTGTTCCGTAATGTATTATGTTATGTGTATGAAAACACGTAAGTATTAGATTGTCCAAATCGAACAGCTTATCAGAGCCGTCTTCGATATCGTCTATAGTAATTGGAACGATGTGGTGAATAATCGGCCTCTCGTAAATTATATAGCCGTCCACACCCAAATCACAACCCATATCCCGAACAATCACTTTTTGCCTTGTGAGTTTCCATTGGCGAGAACGATAGAGTTCTTGATTAACGTACCGCTCTACGCCAAACGTCTCGTAAGACACTTTGCTATTGGTTCTTAAATACTCCAACCGTTCTTCAAACGTAGGAAGAGTTACGAGCTCATGATATGTTTTCACTGCTCGTCTCCTCCGTGACCTGAGTATTCTCTCATAGCATTCAATGCGTTTTCATACAGTTCCTTAATTTCGGCGGCTGATTCGAGCGCCTCCGTCTTAGCCTTAAGCAATTTCTTTTGCTCTTCCATCATCTCTTTTTCGAGACGTTCTTTGGTTGAGCCAAGTTTAAGATAATGCGTGATAACTTGAGACGAAGCCGTTCCTTCCATGAGCTGTTTTTCAGCTAGATCAACCGCGAGCGCAATCATCTGATTTTCTCTTGCTTCTACGGACATTGCAGTTCTTCGTTTTCTAGTTTCACTCATATGATCTCACAACTTTCTCTCGTTATCGCGTGTACTTTATTCAGTGTGCAAATATCCTTACGCTTGGTTAAATGTAGTTTTTGGAGGTATACATTTTACATAATGGAAAGGAGTTCCGAAGAATCGGTTTTGGAGGCAACCCAATGGCAAAGGAGATCGTAAATGCCTATAGGATACTTGCACACTCGATAAAGTACACGCGGTTAACGTGTACTTAGACGTTATAAAGCTACGTCCCAGCTTTTCATTTTTTTTTAGTCAATCTTTACATCTTATCCGGGTACATGCTTTTAGTTT